GAGCAGGCTTTCGTGCCCCGCCAAAATAAGGGCCGCCTTCCAGTCTTCGTAGAAGTCCCTGTCCTTGGGATAGTGCTTTGCGTCGAAGTCCAGCACTTCCAAAGCGCCTGAAACGTCGCCGCAAAGCACAGCGATCCCCCAAGCCGCGCCGAAGAGCTGCGACACTTCGCAGTCCGCCATGCGCTCCTTTTGGAACCGGCCCCACTTCACGGTGGACCGCTTGTCGTCGCCTACGGGTATCACGGAACACCCTGCTTTCAAGAACTTTTGCGCCGCCTCAACCATCGTCACGCCCTACCCTCCATCCAAGGTCGTCGGCCCAGGCGTCGAGGCGCATGGAGAGAGAGACTAGCGGCGACAAAAGAACGGTAAGCGCGCTCGCCAAGAAACGAACGGACTTCTGTGCGAACGTCGGCCTGTGCGTCACGCCTTCCCCACCCCTAACGCTTCGATGATGGCGAGCACGTCCTCTCTAACCCCTTCGTCGTGCCCCATCTGCAACCGTATCTTCTCTGCCCCGTACATGGTTGAGGAGTGGTCCCTTCCTGAAAACTTGCCTATGCTCGCCCAAGAGTCGCCCCTGAGTTTTCTTGCTAAATGCCACGCGATGTGCCGCGCACGGGATATGTACGCGAGCCTTGAGGGGCCTAAGACCTCCTCGCAGGTGGCACCGCACCGCTGGGCCGAAGCCCGCAGAATGGCGTCCATTGACGGCCTCTTGCCGTTCGCGGTGAGAATCCTTACCGCTAGAGCCGCGTCCTGTCCAGAGATTATCCGTAGGTTCTTCTCGACCTCGGACTTTACGAGTTCTCTGACTTCTTGCTCCGTCATGTCAGCCTCTGCGCCTCCCTGAAACTTCCGAACGGCTTGAACCCGTCGGCTAGAACTGAACCGGAAGGACGCCTGAGCATCCGTTCGTACCCGCTCGCGCACTTCACGAACGCGGCGAAAATCGTCCCTTCCATCTGGTCGAGGTACAACGCTTGCTCTTCGCCAGACATCGAGTCCCATAATTGTTTCGTCACGCCGCCCTCCCTTGGTTGTCCCACTCGGCGCAACAGTCGTGGCAGAAAAGCACGTTTGGGCCGTTCGTGGACGGGCGTTCCGAGAACCCCTCCCATCCGTGGTTCTCGCCCTTGGACGGGCCGCGCCGGTCTATCCGTGGGTCCCAACCACAGTTCTCGCACACGCACGCCGGGCGTCCGATGGGCCTCACGCCAGACCTCCATGAAGCCCGCCCTCGGTGACGTATGTGGCGAGCGCGAACGCCTGCCAAAGGTCTTTTGTGAGCCCGTAAGTGAGCCCTGGGGAGGCTTTCAGACCCGGCGGCCCGTACTTCTCGATCAGCGCACCACGAACGTCCGCGTCCTTGCTAGACGGCCTTCCCGTATGGAAGCGTTTTACGTCAATGCGCTTGACCCGGTGGAAGCGCGAGAACACGGAAACCACGGAAGCCTGGTCGAACTTTCCGACCCAGTAGCAGGTCTCGAAAACTTCCTTGCCGACGCGCATCCCGTAGGAACTGATCCACTCGCAGTAAATCTCAACTTCGGGCCGTCGCTGAATCTCCATCAAGACCTTGCGGTTTTCGACTATCGCCTTGTTGCCGAGAACCCTCCCGTCCCATTCGAGGATCGCGGACTTCTCTGTGCCAGGGTCAATCGCTAGGATCATGCGGCCTCCAGCGATTCCCAGAACTCAGACCAGGGCCGTTTCGTTACCCGGTCAATCTCCGCCTCTACTTCGTCCAAGTCCTTCTTCAACCAAGTGGTGCGACCGAGCAGCTTCAGGTAGTCTTGCAGCCCTGGTTTCGCCGATTCGATGAAGCGGTCGTGGAAGGCTTCGTCGTCGTGGAAGTCCTGGTGGCACCAACAGCAGAGCGGCATGAGGTTCGCGGGACAGAGCTTGAGCGAGGCGTCCGAGCCCTTTGAGACGATGTGGTGCGCGTGGTCTGGGCGGAACCGCTCGCAATAAAAACACGCGGGATGGCTTCGCACCCAAGCACCCAACCTGCCCTCCAAAGCCTTTCTCCTGACGGCCTTCGGGCTGCGGGAGCGGCGTCTCACGGCTTTTCCTCCTTGCTGATGAGCCGTTGCTCGATTCCAATCAGGTAGCCGACGATCAGGAAAAGCAGGGCGCGGTCGGTGTTCCCGGCCAGGTAGCTTTGAACCGACCAAGTGAGGCTGACGACCATTGCCGCGAGAGCGATCAAATGCCAGACCAGCCGCCAGACCAGGACGCGCTTCTTTCGTTCAAGGTCAGCGATCAGAGAGTCGAACCGCCCGCTCACTTCCTCACCTCCGCAACCTCGTCCGCGATCTGTCTCACGAGCGAGTCCGAGAGCATGACCTTCGCCGAGAGGTAAGCGTCTTCCGTCAGCGCGCTCGCCAAAAGAACATCAACCTCTTCAGCGGATTCAGAAACTATCGCGTAAGAGTCCGACTTGAGGGATATCCGGGTCCCTTCCCTTGCAGGACAGACCATTGCGACCTGTGAAGGGCGGACGTACACCGAGCCCCCGTGCCAACAGGTCAGCTTTGCCATGCCCCTCATGCCGACTCCTGCTTGGGCTGGGCCTTCGCGGCCTCGACCAGGGCGACGACCTTGTAGAGCCTTTGCCGGGTGATCCCGAGCGACTTGCACAGGTCCTCGACCGTGCCGATCCTGTCCTTTTCGGCCTGCCAAGCCTTGTAGCGGTCGTAGATGTCGTCACGCCGTTTACGCATTGCACCCAGTTTACAGGTACTTCTACCGTTTGTCAACCCCTATTTTACGCGGTACCCTCCTAAATCGTGGTCGTGGCACTCGACCCTCGGGCGAAAACGGTTCTGGACGCCCTGAAAGAGCGCGGCCTGAGCATCAGTTGGGCGGCCAAGCGCATCGGAGAATCGCGGCAGTCGGTGAGGAACTGGCTGACGGGCGAACGTGCGCCAAACGACCCCTCGGTGTACGAACGGCTCCTTGGTGCCATCCAGGGGCAGAGTGGCTTTGTAGGCGAAGCTAGGGCCGTCTACGGGGCTACTACGACGATGGTCAGGGTGCCCGTCTACACCGTAGGTGCGGCAGGGGAGTGGTCGCAAGCGGACCCCGAGGGCGAGATCGCCCTGCCAGCCCTCTTTGTCTGGCCCGACTACCGCCCCGTCCTGATAGAGGGGTTCAGCATGGCCCCGCACATCCTACCGGGCGACATAGCTATCTTCCGCGAGTGGCAGGTGCCCAAGGTCGGGTTCGTAAACGCCGTTTCCAAGGACGGCCAGCTTATGGTAAAACTGGTCTCGATGGACGACGGGCAGATCGCCCTCAGATCGTTCAACCCCGAAGCCAGAGGGGTCAGCCCCGACGGGGTAAGGGCCCTCGGGTACCTGGTCGGGCTCTACCGGGACGACGGTACCGAGTCGTTCTACAGGCACAACCGGGGCGGGCTCCGCTTCTAGGCCGCTCGCCAGCTAGCAAAAATACCAGTTTGTAGGTTGTCAACCCCCCATTCGTAAAATAGCCGTTGACAAATCGCACCCGTGGGCGCATAATGTAATCACGCGGCTGAGGAGCCGCCACGTGATGAAACAACAGGATTTAGACAGAGCGACCGTCCGGTACGCGATCTTCGAGGTAAGGCTCGACGGCCAGACGTACAACGCGGTCTGGTTCCAGGGCAAGTTCACCAAGTGCGAGGTCCAGGCCGCGCACCCCCACCCGGTCACAGGGGCAGAGGTCAAGCACGACGTGACGGTGAGCTATTCGGACTTCGAGTGCGGGCCGACCGACGACAACGCGCTCGCCTACACCATAGCCTCGATAGCAGAGTCAAAGGCTCTTTTTGAAGAGACCGCAAGGAGGGCCTGAAGTGAAGCCCCCCAAAAAGCTGTGGAAACTATTGGAGCTTGCCATGACCGACCTCGCAAAAGCAGAGCGGTCTAAGAAGTTCGATGTAGATATGAGCGAGTGGATGTCCACCAACGGAAAGTGCTCGGTCTGTCTCGCGGGGAGCGTCATGGCGTTCTCTTTGGACGGTGTGGCGAAGTGCGAGGCGGAAGGATGGACGCATGAGGGGCGCAAGTCCCTCGGCATAGACTATTTCCCCGGCTGGGACGGTGCGCTCCTTGCGATTGACTCTGCCCGCTCGGGAATGATGTTCCGCGCCTACGACCAGGCGACTGGCATGGACGCATTCGACGCCCGCGATAAGACGAAAGCCGCTCTCAGGGCCGCGTCCTTTGATGACCCCGACTACCACAAGGACAAGACGACATGGAAGCGGCAGATGCGGAAGTCAATCCGAACCCTGAAGGAGGCGAACGTATGACCTACTTTGGAAACATCCCGGTCAATACCGACCAAGTTGAAGAGCCGACGTTCTGCCAAACGTGCAAGAACCCGCTCGACGTAGAGTTCTGCCCGATCTGTGAGGAGCACACCGCGCTCATCGGACAGACCGAGATGGACGAAGCGGACGACGAAATGGCTAAGGCGTTGGCAGTAGACCCGGAGGACGAGTGACATGGTTATTTACAACGCACCAAACACCACGATCTACAAGTACCCGTTCAACATCGGGGACACCGTAATCCTGCGCTTGCCAGCCGGGGCCGAGGTCATCAAGTGGGACGTCCAGAACGGGGTTCCCTATGTATGGGCGAAGGTCAATCCCGACAACCCGTGGCAAGACCAGCGGTTCCAACTTCGCGGTACCGGGCACCCGCTCGGTGAAGTCGGCAAACACTTGGCGACGTTCTTCCACGGCCCGTTCGTGTGGCACGTGTTCGCCCTCGCCAAAGAAGCGACAGGCACGGAGACCGAATGAAGAAGCACTATGTTTTGTTAGAGGGGGCTCCAGCAGAAGCCTTCTACCTCGCCTCAGAAGTAGACGCCGAACTCGCACGCCTTAGAGGGGAGCTAGAGGGGCTGAGGTTGGCTGGGCGACCGTTTGCGAGGTTCTCTGAATCGTGTGGAAAGATGCACGGTGCCAGGACAGCCATCTCCCGCTCGTGGATAGACGTAGACGGCTCGCGGGAAGAGCGACTTACCGAGGAGCACTTTGTATCGCTCAAGGCTGCCCTTGACGCGACAGGGGGAGGGGCGTGATGACTGAGGCTCGGCTCAGCAAGAACCCGTTGCGCGACGGAACGACGCAAGAAGCGTGCCGCGAGGCTTGCGAGATGTTCGACCACTTCTACGAAGCGGTGATGGAGGAGGTCGAAGAGCGGGCGGACTGCGAGCAGGTTGACGCGGCGCTTACCTGGCACATCGGCAGGAACCTGGGACTGATAAAGAAGAAGGCGCAGCCCGCCCTCTCAGACACAGCAGGTAAAGACAGCGCACAGGTGGACAAGTGAACTTCTACCCGAACCCGAGGAACAAGTTTGCGATAGCGCAACGGGAACTGAACATAGTCCAGCGCCTAGACCGCATTGACCGCAACCTGCTCAACCTGAAAGTAAGCCACTCGAAGGTGAGGGTGCAGGTCGGAATGGCCCGCGTAGCGAGCGAGAACGTGATAAGGCACTTCGCGCAGCTCAGGGCCGACATCCACGAGTTTACAGCCGACAGACAAGAGACATCAGGAAACTAACATGAACGAAACACAAGAGCAAGAAGTACAGCACGTCGGACACGGGACGGAAAAGAGCGAGGGGGCTGGAGGCCCGTATCTACGGCTCAAATCGGACGGGCAAAAAATCCGCATCCGCATGGTGTCCGACCCGATCAAGTTCAAGAAGTCCTACCAAGGCAAGGTGCAGGACGCCTTCGCCTGCAAGGTCATCAACAAAACGACCGGGCCGGACGGCAAGACGGTGGAGAAAGAGGTCATGGGGTTCCAATACGGCTGGCTGATCTACGAGAAGGTCGCAGACCTGTGCAACGACTCAGAGTGGGGAGACCCTATCAACTACGACCTGGAGATTACGCGCAACGGTGGGACGCCCAGCAAGTTCTACTCTGTCATCCCCAAGCCCGCCAAGCCCCTGACGAACGAGGACAAAGAAATGGTCGCTGCCGCAGACGTTGATCTCGTGAAGATGTACGTCAAGGCCGACGACCAGCAGCACCCGAGCGAGCAAGCGCAGACTGCGCGGCCTGGGGCGGACGATGAGTACGACCCGTTCGCAAACGAATAAGAGGCGCGACTATGAGATACCGATACGCTGCGACGGCATGGACCCCGACTGGTTCCACTTCTCTATGGAGTCGCGGAGCCGGAAGGGGCTGTTCCACGAGATGCACGTTGATAGGAGGAACGGCGTCATCGTCTGTTCCTGCGAGGACGCGGTCTACCGCAAGAAGCGGGGGTACGTGCTCGACACCGACTCCCCGATCGTGTGCTACCACGTCGGACGCCTTTTGCACGAGTTCAAGGCGGTCATCTAGGCTCTCCGTGGCGGTCTCCGGTCCTCTTTTCCTCGGGACAGGGGCCGCCATTGAGGGAGGGGAATAAATGGCGAGCGCAACGATGCTAATGGCGATGAAGAGGCCGATTGCGAGCAAGCGCACGGTATCGCGCTACTACTACAGCGGCAAGGGTTACGCGAACCGTGGAATCCTGTACCGCGCAATCGCCAAGAAGATGCTGAAGGAGATGGTGTTCAAGGGCGTTTCGTTGGAGATGTACGATATACCCCACGGCCTGTCCGCAGAAGAAGAGCGGGCTTGGTCTCGAAATGCGATGGACGCTATTTTCGCAAAGCACTTCCCCCACGAGCCGGGTTGCACTCGCGTCTACGGCGGATGTAGAGGGTGGGAGCCGCTGCCTGGAGGCGATGGCGAAGCGCACCACGACTTCCAGTCATGCCGCTACGCACAGACGAAGTGGATAGAAGCCAAGGCAAAGGCACTCAGGGCATACGACGACGCGCTCGCCAAAGACAAAGAGGGGGAAGGACGTGGCTGAGTACGGGATCAGGTTCCGTGGCGGGGTGTTCTGCGACGCGAGGGGCTGGGGCGTGATCGTGGTCATTGACGCGCTCGGTAAGCGGCAGGAGTACAGGGGAGACGAACGCTATAGCGAGCAGGCGGCAGAGGCGGAGTACCGCAAGGTGCGCGAGGCGGTGCTTCCGATCCTACAAGAATGCGGCCCGCTCGAAGGCTTCGACCCGTTCGACAAGAGGCACGTCCAGTCGCTCGCCAAAGCCCACGACTACGGAGGACAAATGACAAACGAAGAACGGAAGGACGTGGTTGAGAAGATGAAGTACACGAAGAAACCGATTACGGTCGAAGCGATCCAATGGACTGGCCGCAACTTCAGCGGGCTCTGGAACTGGGCTTATGTGTACGGCGAGCGACACGTTTTGCAGGCCGGGACTGGGTGGAACAAGGCCCGCCCGATCCCCCCTGACGAGCGGTTGGTCACCGTCCTTACCCTCAACGGCCCGGTCGAGGCGTCGGTCGGCGAGTGGATCATCAAAGGCGTTGAGGGCGAGTTCTACCCATGTGCCCCAGACATATTTGAGGCCACCTACTCGCCATACGATCCGGCCCTCATACCGGAAGCAGACGCAGAGACAGCACGTCTCAAGGCCCAGGTAGAGCGGCTGAGAGAGGCGATGGGCCGCATAGAGACGCTGACAGACGACGCGATAACTGGCATGACGCTAGCGTTCCCGTTGCAAAACGGCAGTTACGTGGACTCTCGCTTGCAAAAGATCAGGGCGCAAATCGGGGTAGCCCGCGCCGCCCTCTCGGAGGAACAGAATGGCTAACAAGAACTACTGGTTTGTTATGGGCGCACGAGGCCCCGGCAGTCCGAACCACGCAATGGTCACAGGATACGCCGACGATGGGACGCTCTACTTTGGGCGCGAGGCTACGCTGTTCACGACTTACGCAAAGGCCCGGTCGGCAATGAGGGCGACGCTCAAGAGAAGCCCCGACTTGCTGATGGAAGTCAAGCGCGGCGAGGTGAGGTCTTGAACCCCCGCTCTTACCGTCCCCACCGCTTCAGCGTACTTGCCGTAGTCCTTGCCTGCGTCCTTTTCGTCGCGGCGTACGAAGTCAGGCTTTGGTTCCGAGACGAGGAGATAGACCGATACGGGCGGGAGACGGAGCTAGTCGAACTCAGGGCGTCCAACTTCTTCAAATCGAGGAAGATAGACCGCCTGACCGAGTTCCACATCGAACTGCCAGAGCCAGACAGGAAGAAGGCTACAGAACGGTTGAGGGCGATATTCGCCAGGATGGAAAAATGACACTAACCAAGACACCAGAACTGAGCCCTCGCATCATCGAGGAAATCGAACGGACGACCGACCCAGTATTGGAACGGCTGAGGCTCGGCAGGGACAGGATAGCCAATGGCTGGTGCAAGGGCATAGTCTTCCGCGATGGAAGCTACTGTGCCAGGGGTGCGGTGTTCCCCGATGCGGCCAATGACCCAGCCCTCACAGACCAAGTGGCGGTTGCCTGCGAGGCCGCGCTGCTTGCCGCCGTGCCCCCGTCGTATGTGCCCCACAGCGTTTGGGTGGAAATGGTGGCGTACCGCCACGTAGGATTCAACAACCACCCCGACACGACCCAGGCTGACGTCGTTGCGCTCTTCGACAGGGCCATTGCAAAGAGGGAGTCGGAACTGTGAACGCCCTCCTCCTGCTCGCCATAGTGCAGACCTACGGGGGTTCGCTGTGAAAGCCTTTTGGGACTTTCTGGCGAGCCTGTTCAAGAAGCGCAAACGGGTGTTACGGATTGACTGGGCCAAGTACCCTTGGAACAACCCGACCATACCTAGGTTGGTGCTGCGAGTGGACGGCTTCATTCCTGTCCCGTTGGCGAACCACTACCTCAACGTCTCAGGCTACGACCTGATCGAGTTCACCGGGAAGACGGTGTGCGCGGAGCCCGTCGTCTATGACGGTGCGGACGATGGCAGCGTGGTCTGGCACTACATCAGGGTGATTGACCCGTCGGACGGCAAGACCAAGCCCTATACCGACCATTACGGGTACGTGCTACCGAGGGACGCGCTCTGGTCGGAACTGCTCGTCAAGTCCACGATCCCAGGAATCGCGGCTGACGGGATTGACGAGAACGGAGACGCCTTCCCTCAAGTCTCTCTACAGAGCACCGTCCTGGTCTGTTGCGGGCTGACTAAAAAGGAGGTCAGGAACATCGAGGCCGACCACGCGCCGTCTAACGTTCTGCACTACCTCGACTGCTTCGACTGCACCTTCAGGGTGTCAGGAAAGGACTCAGGAAGGGTGAGGACGACCGTAGACTTAGGAGCCGTGAGGTCTGAGAGGTCTGGCGGGAACCGGGTCATATGCAACGGGCTTGAATCACGGGGAGTAGTGTTCCGAGCGGACAAGTCGGTGGGGATTGACTCAGTCGAAGGGACTTGTGTCGGCGGATCGCTACTGAGGGACATCGGCCTGGTGGACACGTATGGCGGCGGACGGGTGAGGGTCAAGCGGAACTTCACCGCCTACCGGGGGAAGGGAATGGACGGCCCGCTGTTCGTCGCTGGAGCCTACTTCGATGCAGAGTCCGGCCCTTGTGTGATCGAGAGCGGAGCGGAGTTCATGGGCGACCTGGACTTCGGAGTGGCGGTGTTCGGTTCCGAAGGCCATAGGATCGGGCTCTTCGAGACGCACGCGCCCCAGGACGTGGAGTTCGTGTCCACTACGGAGCAAGGGACTACTGTCCTCGACCCGAGGCTGACTACGGAGACGCTATGAAGATTGAACTGAATGAGACCTGCGGGTTTATCGCCGCCGCCTTAGCCGCAGGGTGGGCTATAGCGAGCATGGCTTCGTGTGAGGCAACCGCCAAGATCGAGCACACGCGCCAAGCTGAGATTGAACTGAGAGAGAAGCAATGGGCGGCACCCAAGGAGACGCCATGAACACCACAGACCCTATGGACTATTGCGAGTACGCGGCGGTCGAGATTCTTGGCGGTGCGCTCAGGGGTTATGGCGAGTATTCAGCCAATGCGTACAAGTGGCCGAACGACTCTGGCGAGCGCGGCGTCGGGTGGGAGTTTGTGGCGAGTTGGAGGCCTGACACAAATCGCAACCAGCTTTGGCTCGTGCTTGAGAAGCTCGACCAGGACTTGATAACTGACGCGGCAAACGCCCTGTACCCTACGCTTCCTGGGAACTATCTATGGCTAGCACGACTCGGATCGCTCGGAGCGTTCTTCCACGTCTGCATGGAACACCCCGCGCTCGCCCTAAAAGCTCTCTGCGACAGTCACAAGTCTATGACGCTCGCACCAGAGGAGGCCAAGTGAAAGACCTGCTGACGCGCCTCGCACTTGTGATGCCGGAGAACTGGCGGCTTGTGCTCGGGGACGGGCGGGTAACGGCTGACTTTATCTTCTTCGAAAGCGAGCGAGTCAGAGACACCTACGAACTGGGCAGGCGCACCGAGGTCGGCCTTGCGCCGCTAACGGCCCTGCTCAAGCAGTCGCTCGCCACAGAATACGGCGGAGTTCAGACACATTGTGAGAAGGGCCTGTGGAACGCACAGTACATCATAGACCACAACGAGAACCTGTGGCTAGAGACTGAAAGAAGCTCGCTGTCAGAGTTCGAGGCCGTCTGCGCCGCGTACCTGGCGACCAAGGAGGCCAAGTGAAGCGGTTAGAGGTAGACCCGTTCGGCAAAGTAAGCGAGCGGCCCAAGTGTCCCTATTGTGGGCGACCGATGGGCTGGTGGGCGGTCGCAAACATGGCACACATGAGGAACTGTAAAGATACCCACGATCTACAGGACGAACTCGCCAAACGACAGGGAGGGCAGGAAGATGAGTGAACTTACCAACGCTGAGGCCCTGCTGCTGGCGCAGTTCACGAAACGCCTTAGCGACGACGGACAGTTGATCGAGGCTGGTTGGCAAGGAATGAAGGCGATGGTTCTACGGGACGCGCCGGAGGTTCAGGTGCGAGAGATGCGAAAGGCGTTCTTCTCGGGAGCCCAGCACTTGTTCGCCAGCATCGCGGGCTTTCTCGAAGAAGGCGACGAGCCGACCGCGAACGACATGCGCCGCATGGAGATGATACACGTCGAGCTTGAGGCGTTCGTGGATTCCCTGAAGCGAGAGGCGAAAGGAATGAGTGATCCAATATGAACACAGAGACATTTGAAATCCGCGAAGTGACGAACGAAGAACTGGCCCTGCTGAACCGCGACAAGCCCAACCTGTGGGTTCCCATCGAGAACAAGGAGTTCGCCCGCGTTCTACGCAAACTTAGCAAGAAGGAGCGAAAGGTCGTCATGTCGCAAGTCGAACAGGCTCGCCAAGTAAAAGCCCACGTCATAGAGCAAGAAGGACTGAGGAAGGAGGTAGAGCAGGAGCACACAATCCTGTGTGGGTTGTTGGTAGATGCCGTTAGCGCGCTCGGGTGCATACTCGTGGACTTCCAAGACGCCGCACCTATGTCCGCCGATGACGCCGTAAGCCGACTGGCTCTCGCCAACAAAAAGGCAAAACAGACCGTAGATGCCATTCATCCCGTGTTTCGAGAACTCTCAATCGCCTACGAACAACGGCAAGAAGCCATAGCCCTGATTGAACGGATGGAGAAGTGAAGATGGACTACAAAGACATGAGCATTGAAGACCTTGGAAACCAAGTATCGCTTGGCCTGCCGGAGTGTCCGTCGGCTTCCCACGGCGCACTAAGTGAACTCCTCTCACGCCTCACCCAAGGGCCACAAAAGGAGCTGGTGAAGGTGCATTTAGAGCGAGCCCTCGAAGCTGTCAGGCTGGTTCCCGAGTCAGGTAGTGACTTTGCCCTCGCCGCCAACCTGCTCGCCACAAAGCTCGCCATTGAGAACGCAATCGCCGCTAACGACACCAAAGAGGCTGAGACTAAATTAGCAGAGGGCGTTGTTTTAGCGAGCGATAACAAGGCTGACTTGCTGAGGCAGTTGGAGGCGGCACAGTCGGCGGTAACGGCGGCACTCAATCACACCCACGACGCCAAGTGTATCTCACGTCTAGACGATGCTGAATGCTATCTGAATGACGCAATCGCCCTCCTTTCTGAGGGGGTGCAGGAGTGAGCGTGAAGCCTATCCGCTGTGAGGTACCTAGCCGGACGGTCGGCGGGGGCAAGGTGTGGGAGAAAGCCGTCCTGTTCTCAGAGCACGAAGCAGAGGTCGCTCGCCTCAAGACAGAACACGAAGCCCAAGTAGACGGCCTGCTACAAGAGCGCGACGGACTGCAACGGGCGTTTGAGGAGTTGGCGAGCAAGTGCGGAATCAGTGGTAGCTATATCGCGCTGCCCAACGGCGTCAGAGAGGACACAGACCCGCTCACCCACGAACAAATCCGGCTCGCCCTGGAACGGCTCGCCAAAGAAAGGGGTGGAGCATGAGCCTTAGCGAGCGGGTGGCCTGGGCGTTGGGATGGACGGTCTACGTCCGCACAGACCAGTCCATCGGTTACGATCCGCCTGATCGTTCGGTATCCAACGAAGGGCTCCCCGACCCTGGCTCAATCGAAGTGGTATGGCAGTTGAGGACGCTCGCTATCAAGAAGGACGGGAAAATGTTTGTGCGAGCCTTGTGCGCCCTAGCGGGCATCAACGAGTGTGCTAACGCCACGCTAGAGCAAATCAGAGAGGCCGCGCTACAGACCTTGGAAGCCAAGGGAGGAGGGTGAGATGGCTGAGTACATTGAGTTTATCGAGCAGTTCAACACGGCCCGCAAAACGCGAGTGTGGCACGTCAGGAATAAGAAGCACGGCACCTTTATCGCGGTCGTGGGGTGGTACGGCGCGTGGCGGCAGTACGTTGCTGAGTTTCAACCGCTATGCGTCTTCTCGGCGGGGTGCCTCAAGGACATTCAGGAGTTCGTGGCGAAGGCGAACGCCGACCATAAGCGAGCAAAGGGGGAGGGCAATGGCTGAGAAAAGCGCGAAGCCGCTGATGTGCCAGCTCGCAATCAAGAACGCCCACGTCACGACGTTCAAGGACGAAGGTGGGTTTTGCTACCGCCTCATGTTCTTCCCCGTGTTCTACACCGAGCCCAAGGACGGCAAGCGTTGGAAGTCCAGGTCGGGCGCGTACTCGGCGGGCAAAAGACTGTTACCGGAAGTCGTGGCGGAACTCAGACGAAAGTGGAAGCGGCACTTGAAAGGAGGGCCGTGAAACTAGGGACGTGCGACCGGGAAGAGGCCAGAGGGCGATTGGGCTGTTCAGAGGCGTTCTTCAAAAGGCTCGCCTCAAAGCACGTCCTTGGCCCGGTAAAGGGGTATTACACGTTCCGGCTGCTGGAAAAAGCAATGAACGAGGAGGAAGAGCTTGCGCTCGCCAAAGGCACACCAGAGGAAGTCGGGGGCGTGGGAAGTGAAGTTCCCGGGGATAGACGGGAGACGAAAGAGCTTCTACGGGCGTTCGGCGGAAGAGGCCGTAAGAAAGGCCCTCAGAGAGAGTCCGCTTGAGCTTGACCAGACCACTCTGTACGGGTTCTACGCCCAGGTCTACCTCCCTTCGGTCTTACACTTGGCAGAAGGAACGCTGAGGGCGATCGGCGTGGCGATGGACCGCCATTGGCTCCCTTTGTTCGGGGACTGGCCTATCAAGCAGATCAAGCGAAGGGACGTCCAAGAAGCCTTGAACCGGCTCGCCCCAAAAGTCTCTTCCGGGACCCTTGCCCAGTACAAGTCCAAACTCGCCCAGGTCTTGGAACTGGCCGTAGCGGACGAACTTATAGCAAGCAACCCGGCCAAAGGAGCACGTACCCCCTACATAACCTACAAGGAAGTCGAACCACTCACCGCTTCAGAACTGTGGAACCTTCACCAATCAACCGAAGGAAGCCTGCGGAACGCGGTCATCCTGATGGGGTTCTTCGGGCTCAGAGTCGGTGAGGCTTGTGGAGTCACGGAACCGGTAAACGTCGTGAAACAATGGGGCGGGAAAGCTCTCAAGACACCGAGCAGCAGACGCAACCTCCCGGTACCTAAAGAGTGTACGTTCGAGCCGCACGGGCCTCTTCTAGTTGGCCTCTCGCCACAAGCGGTGAGGGAACGGTTAAGGCCGTTCGGGGTGAACCCCCACAGGCTGAGGCACACGTTCAACACGCTTTTAGAGTGGGACCTTGAGTGCCCGAGGGCTGTAACGACCTATCTGATGGGCCACAAAGGCGGGACCGGTGAGACGTACTCCCACCGGAAACCGGAAGTGCTAAGATCGTGGCTGTCCCGATATTGGAACCACGTGTCTACGCAATCGGTCGTACAAATCGTCGTAAACTCGGACAAAAGCTAGGCTCGTTTGAACCTAAGCTTCAGAGGACAACGGAGAAACTTACCGTCTACCTGAAGACGCTCGCCCACAAGTAGAACCCGCATGGTAAGAGAGACCCTTCCGCACACTAAGGGAGACCTTGTGTCGTCATGCCTGTCGTACAGAAAAGGTAGACGAAATGCCACTCCGGCAATGAAGGGCTAACCGGCCCCGAGCAGGGGAAGGTGCGGGAACGACGCTGCCTCGGTGTAGTGCACGTTGATCTGGATGTAGTCCACCGCCGCAGTCTCGATGGTGCCGAGACTGCCGTCCCACGTCGCCTCCAGCCTGACCCCGAACGTGTCCGAGTTCACGATCTCGGCAGTCAGCGCCGCACCCCAATCGTCCGAGTCCGAACCTCGGGTCACGGCGACCACCGAGCCAGTCCAGTTGGACGGGTCGGTGTCCACGGTCCCGAGCACCGAACCGCCCTCCGCGAGCTGTAGGTCCGTGGACGTCACCTCCGGCCCTGGAGCCCCCCCGTCCGGAAGGACCCGCTCGTACTTGACCTCGATGAAGATGTCTGTCGCCCCGGACGGTATGGAGAACCCGTACAGGTCCGCGAACAGCGAGTCCGACTGCGAAGACGCGCCGAACAAGGTTGAAGCATTGGTGGCGTCGTCAGCCGTGACGTTCCCGGGGTCGGTCCATTCGTTGCTCCCTGTGTTGATGGACGCGCCCCTGCCGGGGAGGGTGAAGCCGGTACTAGCCATTTAGGCCACCGAAATCACGGCATAGGTAAGCCACCCATCAACGTCCCCGCCCGTGATGTCCACTTCCAGGTCCTTGTTCGTCGCCAGCTTCCAGATAGGCATGGCGAAGTTCCCGCTAGGAGGTACCGCCATCCCCCCGTACTGGATGAACTCCATGATCCCCGAAAGGGCTGTGTCGTCCTCGTCTTGGAAACTGACGGTCTGGCCCGCCGCGTCGCCTACCGTGAAGCCGAACCCGTAGACCCATATCTGCTTGTCCGCCGCTGAAGAAGCCAGCACCTGGTCGGCACCTGTGGTAAGGTTGATGGCCTTGAACGTGTAAGAGTCAATCACCGGGTCGCCTGGGCCGATGATTGCGTCGGGATGGGTGACGGTCACTTCGAGGTCGTCGCCAGCGGCTGACCTGATCTCCTCTACTGTGTCGGGGTTGAGGCAGTACGAGACCGTGCCTGACCCGACTGTCCGTCGGAACCGTCCGTACCTGCAGCCTGTGAGGCAGGCGTGTAGCGTGTCGTCGTCCGTGGGGGTGATGGTCGCACCGGGCGCGTTCTCCGTCACACCCGAGGTGTTCATGTAGATCGCCGGGATCGGGAACCAGTCTACGGTTATGCTCCCGTCTTCGAGGTCGTCCATCGTCCCTTCAAAGACTCCTGCCAAAGACGAAGTCGCGGTGACGTGCATGGACAGAGTTGGGAACTCCGACGCCAGCACGGTCAGGTTGTTGCTACCGTCTACCGTCTTTCCTGTGATGAATGTCTTTCTGCTGCTCATTTATCTTCCTTTGCGGTATGCCTCGACCGCCGCTTTCCTTTCTTCGTCCGTCAATGACAGTCCGCCCGCGCCCTTGATGTTCGGCGCAAGCTGTTCTCGCAGACCTGGGATGCGCTTGTGATACTCCGAAAAGAACTCGCGCCAGAACTTGGCATGGCGGTCTTCACCTTCCGGTGCGTCGTTCGCCTTGCGGAGCAGGACCCCAGTGCCCGCCTCGTCCCTTCTTTCCGCGAACTCCCTGAGCCCGCCCGGTAACGTTTGTGACGCTGCTCTGGAGCCTGCGTACTTTCCGAACGTCGCGTCCCCCAACGCTACTTTGAGCGCGCCCATCGAGCCGGACAAAGCCGGTTGGCTGACGTACTGGTCTACTTGGTACTTGTTCCAGACCTCTTCGGTCTGCTTGTCCGTCAGGCCGGTAACGCGGTTCCCGTTCTCGTCGCGCTCGTCCAGCATCGCCCTAGTAGCGCCACGGAGGATGGCCTTGAACGCGCCCGGTAGCTGGTCTGCGTCCATACCGCCGAAGGCGTCGGGAAGCAAAGTCCACCTTACGAACCTCGTCCCGCCCTTGGTGGTGACGATCTCTCCCCTTATCCAGTCCGCGTCCTTTAGTGTGGGATAAAGAGCGACACCGACTGCGGTGGTCGCCGTCCCGGTCAGACCCTTGGACGCCAAGTCTGCAATCAGCCGTGCGTCCTTGGCCGGAATCTTCCCGCCGAGCCTACCGAGCACGAGCCGTAGTCCGGCTTCAGTAAGCCCTGCTTGGGGAACATAGTTCAAGGCATCGAGTGCGACGTTGCCGATGACTCTGGAAAAGCGCGTGTTCACGTCCACGCCCAACCGGAGGAACGCCGCCGCTTCCCTTCCGGCCCTGCCGGGAAACTGCTGTTCGATCTTGGCCGACCCGTTCTGCTTCAGCCACCGCAGCCCCATAGACGCGGCGTTGTCAATGTTGTACGTCTGCCTGAGCGCCCACTCGTTGGCTATCGCGTGGGCCTCGTTCACCTGCGCCTTCGTGAGCGGGCCTGGTGCGCCTTCGGTAAGTTGCTTGAACGCGGCCTGACGGTTTGCTTTCACTCCGCCGGGTAGGTTCTTGCTCGCCGTAAGCGCGAAATCGTCCATCGCCAACCGCTCGTACAACGGGTAGAACGGGGCGTCGGTCAGTCCTGCCGCCTTCGTAAAGAAACCAGTCCGTCCCTCGAACTTGTGCCCGGTGGCCTTGTTGATCCCGGCCATGACCTCGCCAACGTCGGTGGAGAGCGTCTTCCTGTAGCCCTTGACGACGTTCATGATCTTGGTAGGGGTAATGAGCGTCTCCCTGCCCACCGTCTTTCCGAACGTCATGGAAGACAGCACCGACCTTAGTGGGTTGAGCGCGACGTATGCCGCGAACTTCGTGGTGTTGGAAACGACGTCGAACGCCCGCGACCACGGGTTCATCAGTTGCATCTCGCGCCCGAAGGCGTTTGCGAAGTCAGCTATTGGCCTTTGGTGCCCGGTGATCGCACGGGTAAAGTCCGCCCCGAACACTTCCTCTAACAGCTTGATCTCGTTCGGCTGTGGGAGCTTGCCGTTCTGGAATATGCCGTCTAGTGCCTCAAGCGCGTCCTGCCTGGACTGTACGCGCTTGCCCCAGTCGTAGTCGTTGATGACGTCGAACAGCGCGTCCTGGTCTGCGTCCGGTATCGCATCCTTGAACACGAAGTCCGGGTTGTCGGTCTGCCCTACTTTTCTGGCGGCTCGACCGGCTGGCACGGATGCCCTGCCTTTTGCCGTGACCTGTCCGAGCCTTGCGGCCTGCGCCTCCCTTAGTGCGTCTACCGCCGCCTCGCGCTCCGGCCTGCCGACCTTCTCAGAGTCGCGCATCGCGGCTTTGAACCGCTCGATGGCTTCGGCCTTCCCGACTGGCGGGACGTCCGGGGGTGTGCCTGCTTGTTTTGACGCGAACTCTGCCGCCTCGTCAAGCCCGCCCTTGCCCGCTGAAGCGGCCTTTCTTGCCCCCACCTTGGCCGCTGCTTCGAGGTAGGTGAAATACTGCGGGTCGTCAAGGTAGCTCCTGGCTTGCTCCGTGACCTTGATGTGGTCAGGGATTCCTAGACTCTTGGCCTTGGACGCGAAGTCGCTCCATGCCTTCTCTGTAGAGAGGAGCTTCTTTAGCCCCTGTCCGCCCTTGGCGACGATGCCTGCGCCGAACACTTCAGCCGCGAGCCATGCCGCCGCCGCCATCCGCTCTCCCGGCGTCTTGTCGGGGTCGAGCATCGTCCCGGCTTGGATTACGGGGTCACCGATGAAGTTGAGTATCCCCTCTACCAGGGGGTCCATCTTCAGCCCCTTTTCTTGCTTGGACTCTTGGATGGACTTCAGCAACGATTCTGGTGGGTCTACGCGGAGCTTCTCGGAGTCCTTGATCGCCTCGGCTTCCGTCTGTCCCTCGATGAGTTGTCGCGGGGTCAGCTTGCCGCTTGCCGCCTGCGCCTCTTGCGCCGACTCGTGCTGTGCGGGAGTGATTCCCCGCTGTGGGATGCCAAGCCTTGCAAGGAGCCTGGTCGCGTCGCCCAAGTCCATCGCCCTGCCGTCCTTCGTCGGGACGGAGCCCATGCTGCCGACAGCCATGTCGAAGGCGTCCATCGTGAACGGGAGCGACTCAATCGCCTTGGCCTGCTTTTCCTGCTCTAGCCGCTGTCTGCCGTTCTCCCTCGCTTTCACGAACGCCGCGTGTTGCGCGGTCAGCCCGGACAAGTCTCCCCTCGTGAGCGCGGCCTTGGCCTGGTGATAGTCAGGGTCGGGGACGTAGAACTGCTCTAGCTCCTCCCACGGCTTCAACCCTTCGAGCCCGGTGATCCTGCCCTCCAGCCCGGTCATTTGTGGGCCGATCCCTTTCTTGGTCTGTCTGGTGTAGAGGAAGTTCCTCACTTGCTGACGCTGTTCTGCCGTCATCTTGAAGTCCTTTTCAAGACGTTGCATCACGCCGAGGAGGTTGGTCGGCTGGGGCCGGAGCATCTGCTCGACGGTCTTCTCTTTCGGCTTTTCCTTTGGCTTGTCAGGAAAGAGAGAGACTTTTGGCGGAAGGCCCATCTGCGACTTGAGCTGCTCTATCAATGATCCTGGCGGTCGTTTAGCCAGGTCTGCTCACCGTCTCCCTTACGTCTTCCTTGGAGAGGATTCCCCTCTGGGTGTACTCTTGCTCCTTCTTCTTTTCCTTCAAGTGAGAAGGCTGCTCATTTATCTTCCTTTGCGATATGCCTCGACCGCCGCTTTCCTTTCTTCGTCCGTCATTGGTGCGACGGAGCGGTCGCGGTTGTCGAACCAGACGTTCCAGCAATAGAACGCGGTAACGGCCAGGACACAGGCCGCGAGCACGGGCCAGAACCACTTTGGAGCGTTCATGTCCCATTGTGGCACAGCCTGCTTGCGACTGCCGCTGCGTTATCAAGGACTGGTTATCCACCCTGCATCTGCGGCCCCCTAAACCGCGACTCGGAACGCTTCCTCGTGCCTGCCCTTACCATGTACGGTTCCAACCGGTCTCTCAGTCCTTGGTCGGAGATGAGGTTGAACCACCTGTTGAGCGTCTCGTCGTTCGTTGCGATCTCTGACTCAAGGTCGTCAATGGTCCCCTGGATGCCGGAGGTGCTTTCACTTTTCTTGTCGAGTTCGTCCCTTCGTTGCTTCGCGAACGCCAGCTTCCTGTTCTTTTCGGCGTTCTCCACGGACAAGTCGTCGAAGTCCTTTTCGAGCCCCTTGTCAATCTCAACCGCGTCTTTCGAGTTGAGCTTGTTGCGACGACCGATCTCCGACGCGACGTTCGACCTGTAGGAGAGCGCGTTGGCGTGGGCGTCTGCGGCTCTTTGTTTCTCGATCCGTTGTTTCTCTGGGAGGAACTTTATCTCCTCGTCAAGAAGTATCCGCTTGAGCCGCGCTGACTCGGCTTCGTCCTTGATCCTTGCCAGGTCGCTTTCGTAGGATTCGGTCTGGAGCTTATAGTCGAGTTCGGCAGACAGGCTCTTGGTAATCTCGATCTTCGTTTTGTACGGTGCCGCCTTAGCCGCCTCGAACGAGGCCGTGGCGTCATTGACGGCCTTCTCTGTGTCGGCCCTGCCCTTGGTGTCCATCTCGGACTCGTAGCGCACTGCGCGGTCGTAAAGGTCCCAGTATGCTTCCTTGCCACCGAGGGCGTTTTCTATGTCCATTGAAGACGCCATCTCCCATAGCGTATTCAGTGCGGTCGGGGTCAGCTTTCGGTCAGCGTCCATGTCGGAGATCGTCTTGCCGATGTCCTTGTAGAACGCAGTCTTCCTGTTGAAGTCTGCGTCTATCTGGGCCTTGAACTTGTCAATCTGGCCCCGCAAGGTCTTGGCGCGGTCTGAGTCAATGCCCGCCATTTTGACGACGTGCTCGTAACTCAGGTTGAGGTTGTTCATTGAGTCTTGGTACTCGTTGAACGCCTTGGTGTTCTGCTTCTCCGCCTCTTCGTCAAGACGCTGCTGCATACCGGAGAGCGCAGTCCCTACTCCGCCCATCGTGGCCTCGTGGCTCGCGCCCAACGCTCTCAGTAAAAGCCCGATCCCTCCGGTAAGTAGTTGCGTGTCGCGGGGGACGCGCTTGCTAACGACGTCGGGCCGCTTTAGCCCCATCCGTTGCTCATTCAGATCGTCGGCGGTCTTTCTCGCCCCGTAGTATTGGCCCTCTACTCTCTTGGCCTCGTCTTCCAAAGCCTGCATCTCGTCCGCAACGCCGGGAAGGAACGACTGCCCCTTCGGTGGTTGCGGTTTTGCGAACGACGCGAAGTCAGGGAGGTCGAGGCCCTGCCTGTCGAGTGGGCCGGGAAGGTCGAGCTGCGGCAACGGGCCGATGCTCGGTATGGGGAACTTGAGGTTTTGGGCGTTTACCATTAGAAGAGCCCGTTGAAAGCACCGCCGCCCGCGAGCCCGCCACCGATGCCCGCGATAGTGTCCATCCACGTTGGTTTCTGCTGTTGCTGTCCAGCGATACCGAACGCCTGCATAGCCATCGGTAGCCCCTGGAAGACGTTGCCTGCGCCGTATGCGTCGGCCTGCGCGAGGTAGTTGGAGGCGATTGACCGTGGGTCGGAAATCTGCCTGAAGAAACCACCGGCCTCCGAGTTCGCGGCGTTCAGGGCCGAAAGCTCCGCGCCCGCGTCGAGCGACGGCTGGGAGCCGAACCTAGAACGAAGGATGCCCTTGTTCCGCCTTGCCATTTCCTCTGCCTGCCCCATCGCCGCAGAACGGTAAGAGCTTGCTATCCCGAAACGGTTGGACGGGTCGAGCGCACCGAACGCCTGCTGTAAAGCGTTCAGTCTGTCCCCGGTGTTCTGGTTGTAGAACCCGAACTCCTGCGCCAGACCCGGCCCCATCAACCGAGCGAACGACTTGGGGTTCGTGATCTTCTTGCTCTGGAGCAAAGAGGTCACGTCCGACATCGAACCGAAGCGACCGAACTCCTGGTTCGCGCCTGGTCTGAGTTGGGACATCTGCCCTGTCTCGTATGGGGTGGACTGTCTGCCGGGGGTGTTATTGAAGAGTGAAGCCACGTGTTTACCAATATCCGACTACGGCGATGTACTGGTCCGACATCGCGTCTGCCTTGTAGTCAAAGGTCTTTGAAGAAGTCAATGGACAAAAAGCCTGCCCTGCGTTGGAGGTGATGTCCGAGGTGGTCGTCCCTCTCACGGACGCTATCTGCATCTCCACCGAAGTCCGTTCCATGCGGACGTAAATCCCTTTCTCCCCCGTAGGTGATTCGATGTTCCTTGCGCGATAAACGAGGATCACGCCGGTCGCGGTCGCCGGTATCGTGTGCGAGGCGTCGAACGTCGTCCACGCTATGGCGGTCGCAGGCGAGCCGGTTTCATTCACCACGACGTACAGCTCTGGAAGGAACGAGAGCCCGAACCCGGTCTCTTTCCGTACAGGCTTGACCTCCTTGTTCGCCGTCGCTAGCTTGGCGGCGTCGGAGACTATCCCGCTATTGTCCTTGGGCTTGACGCCGAAGGCTCCCGCGAACAGACTACTGCCCTTGGTCTTTTCCTTGTCCGCCACCGCTCACCTTCTGATACCAGGACTCTAGGTGCCAGGGGTGGTTGAGGTCCCCTGACAGCGCAACGTCAATCCCACAGCCGGACGCCATCGGTTCCTGCGCGGCTGCATCGGCGGTCTTATCAACGCGCCACAAAGACGTCTCCGACCCGCCCGCGTCAAGGCTCATCGTGCCGACCACAGAGGCGGTCGGTTTCAATACCGTCCGCGTGACAGTCAAGGTCTCCGAGTCCTGGTCGGCGCAGACGATCTCGGCCTCACCGACCCTAATGCGCTGGAACTTGTCCAACAGCCGGTACGACTTGATTACGAGCGGGATGTCGGTGCCGTTGTCGTCCACCGTCCCCTCCCTCTCATATTCCCAAAGCTGTCCGTTCTTGGTGAAGAACATCAGCCTCCCTTCTGAGCCGTAGACCCAGTTGAAGAACATCGAGCACGGTACGGTCGTCGGAACCTTGTCGTCCGACTCGAACTGGTCTACGTCCTGGTTGTAGACGAGGACCCGCCAGTTCTCGTTCGATGAGGCGTCCGCGTGCGCGAGGTAGTACCTCCCCTCGTGGACGCAGCCGCTCATAAACTTCCGCCTTGCGGCGGGGACGGCTTCAAGGATGTCGTGGACCTTGTACCGTGAAAGCCCCCTGATGCTTGCAGCGGCCTCCGTGACGATCATGTCCTGGTCCACCCAGTACAAAACCCCATTGGCGGAAGCGACGGACCACGGAGCGACCGTCCCTTTGTCCGCGATCTTCACGGGAGAGAACTGCTCGATGGTGTAGAGGGCCTTGTCCGTGAAACAGTAGACGGTGGGGACGCCGATGAGCGACGTTGAGACCGCTATCAGCCTAAGCCCGTTCTCGTCCTCTAGCGCGAACATGATCCCGCCGTCAGGGTCAATCGAGCCGTCCGACTTTGGCGAGACGTATGCGAACCGCAAGGGCTGGTCTTTCTCTGACACCAGGACTGCGTTGTTGCGGAGCGCGTTGCTCGTCCCCCTGACGCCGCAGACGTACATCCGCCCACCGGCGAAAATCTGATGGGTGCCCCTCGGCGTGGACTGGTTGTAGGGTCCGGGCTTTCTAAGCTGGAAGTCCTTGTCCGGCTTTTCGGTGTCGTCCACGAACGTCCCTGAGTCGGCCTTTTCCGACCACGCCGTCTCGGAGTTACCGAACGTCGCAAAGACGGTCTCTGCCCTTAGAGAGTCCACCGTGCCGTTGGTGTCGTCGGAGTCGTACAGCGTAACGAGCGTGTCCCCGATGTGGAAGAACGCCTCCGGGTCAATGTCCCCCTCCCCGATGTCCTGAGCGTAGAGCCTGTAGGTGGTGACCCCCGCCTGGGCTTGCGCCTGGGTAGGGGCGAATATCGGGACGTCCATGGAGTAGAACAGCCGCTCGTCCCACGGCAGCCTCACGTCGGCGTCCATCCCTCCTCCGAGGTTGATGAGCGCCTCCGTCCTGGCGATGGGGTCGTAATTGACGGCAGCCGACTCCGACCTGCTGTTGTGGGCGTAGAAGCTACCGGCGTACCGCCTCATCCCCCGGACGTTTCCTGAGCCGATGACGGCGTAGACCCTTAGAGTGGCCCCGGCTGTGGCCTTCGCGTTCGAGACCTCTAGCTTTACACCCGTAATGTCCGAGAGGTCTTTGCCCGCGTGGTCGTCCAACGAGAACGATATGAGCAGTTTGTCGCCGTCAATCCCGATGACAGTCCTTGTGTCCTTGAAGTCGGACGGGTCGTGGATGAGGAGGTCTCCGGCTGTGTCCTCGGTCAGATACCACTTGTAGCAGGTGAACCACGAATAGTCGGACGGGTCGCACACGATCCAGACCTGCTTCGCTCCCGTGAGGTCCGCAGCGGTAGTCATCTGCGCCCAGCCGTAGTCCCCCACGGTCGGGATGGACGTCCCGGTCGCACCACCGGAAGTGAAAAGGATGGTCTGGTCTGGTGCCGAACCAGAGGCGGCGACAGAGCCTTCGTCTGAAGCCGCCGTCGCCGGGTCGAACGTGCCGTTCGCGTTGTAGTGGGTGTCCTCTACCTGTGCAACGAACGTGTCCGAGCGGATGGCCAGGAACCCCAGCCCTGTAGCTACCGGCGCGTGGGAAAGCGCCTGTTTGGGGAACGCGACGTCGTTGATCGGGAACATCGTCGCTGAGTCAATCGGGTTGTTCAGCCACTTGGGGACTTCCGCGCCCGACTGGACGACGATCCCCTCTATCCCGCCAGACCCGTTCGGTACGGGCGTGAAGCTCATGTACCCGAACGTCGGGATGGACATGGTGTTCGTGGCACCCGTCTCGATGGTCCCGGCGGTGTACCTGCCCCACCCTGACCACACCGTCCCGTCGTAGTGCGCCCAGAAAATCCCAATTACGTCGGTAGAGACCTCTATCGCGGCGAACACGCCCAGGTCGCCCGACTGGGTAAGCCGACAGATCATCCCGCCGTAGAACGTGCCCTCGTTTATCCCACCGCCGGGAACGATGTCTGGGATGTACACCGTTCCTGTAGTCCTGGCGTCGGACTGTTCCTCGTACTGCCCCGCCCTCAAACGAAGCGAACCGTCGTCGGCCCTTACTCCGACAAGCTCTTGGAACTGCCCAGCTTCTAGTGAAGACGGTACTGCATACGAGTTCAGCCCCCGGAACGGGACGTCCCTCGGGTCGAATATCGGGAGCCTCAAGCCCTAACGATCCCCGCGCCGCCGAGCTTCGGCACGACCTTCGGCTTCAGCCTCCCGGCGCGGTGGAACTGCCTGTAGAGCTTCTGTTTGGACTTTAAAGCTTCCTTCTCCAAGAACTGCACCCGCTCGTCGCCTTCCTTTAGCGCTATCCGGTAGTTGCACTCGTCCACCCATGCGCGGTAGCTATTGAGGCGTGCTGGCATCGTCGTACCCGTGGCGAGGGTCACAGAGTCCGTCACGACCATGCTGAGTTGCGGGTAGGACGCAGACGAGGACGTGTCCGGCTTCGGGTAGAGCCCGATGTTCAGGCCGTCGAAGTAGTAGTAGTCCGGCTCTCCCGAGTCGTCTCCCCTCCAGTCCCCGAACTCCGCGTCAAGCTCGTCCACCGAGATAGCTTTCAGTTGCTTCGAGTCCCCGGCTGTGGAAGTCCGTATGTACCGGACGCTCCACACCTTTATCACCGAGGCGTCGAAGGCGTACTCCTGCGTGTCCTCCACCAACGCTTCTTCCGTGATCGTGGACGTGGTGACCGGCAGGTCGGTGAGGAACTCCGTGTGGATGGACTGTAGCAGGCGCAGGTACTCGGCGTCCGAAAGGTCTCCGAACGTGTCCTTGATCTCTGTGATTAGGTTTGCTACAGTCGCCATTTGGTTTCCTCTCCCTAACTAAGTTGTGCCTCCCCCGAAGGGGAGGTCTTTGTCGTTACTCGGACGGCTCGCCGTACTCTTCGACGTCGGTGTAGTAGTTCGGCCCCCAGAACGGGGTCGAGCTTGCTGTGAAGCGGGCATCAACTACCGAAGCCTCGTCGGACGCGCAGTACATTCCGTTGAACGCTACGCGCTCCTCCGATCCGCCGGTGATGTCAATGGCGATGGTGTTGGTCACGCCCAACGAGTTCAGCATGAATTCGTTGTACATGATCCTTGGCCCGGAGGCCGCGATGTCAATGTCCGTGTGGTTGGCGTGGAACTTGTTGCCAATGATGTCCCAGCCGAACATGGTGCCGATACCGGCTCCCACGACGCTGATGATCGCGTCGTTGTCCGACTGGTCGAACAGCATGAACTCATTGTCGTAGATTTTGACCCTGGCGCAACCGCCCGAGTCCTGAATCCCGTACAGCCCTGCCTGGAACCGGCAGCCCTGAATCCATGCGTGGCTCGCGTCCTTTTCGTCCGCGCCTTCCGCCGTCCGTATCAGTTGGATGCAACCAACGTTGTCGTCCTCGTCCCCGGTAAAGAGGATGTTGAGGATTCGCCACCCCTGCTGCCTGACCTCAAGCAGCGGGACGGAGTCGGTCGGTGTCGCCGGTGCGTTCCACCGTGCGGCCCTTTGCCCGCCATACGTCTCGGACGCCGTGTTGGCGTCCGGGTGGCGCGTGACGGGGCTGGGGCCGACGATTGTGACGTCGTAGACGCCGTGCGGGGTCGTCAGTTGCTCCCTGACGTTGCCCCGCAGGTGGATCGTGTCTCCCGAGCGCACGACGTCGAACGCCTGCTCCATCGTGAGCATCGGCTTGTCCCTGGACTTGCCGTTGTTCTTGTCCGAGCCTTCGTTGCCGTCAACGAACCACTGGTCGCCCCAGTACCCGCCTTCGGCGATCTTGGGCAACACCGGCAGCCCGTAGGAGGCCAGTCCGTCTTTGTAGTTAGTCATTAGGGGTTTGCTCCGAACACGCCGTAGCTGTGGACCCAGAAGTGCTTGTAGAACTCGAAGATGACGGTCTTGATCCCAACGACGTCGGGGTCAGCGAGGGTCATCTGGTCAATGCCGGGGCCGCGAAGCTCGCGGAGGCCGTGCATGGCCGGGTTCTCAGCGACGATGAAGTACGCGGTCACGTCCGTCAGATAGGACATCGCGTGGGGCTGGATGCGCTTCGCCCAGACGTTCGTGTCGAACTCTGCGCTACCGGGCTTGTACTGCCCAGCCGCGATCATCAGAGCCTCGGACTCTAGGTCCGTCGGAACGACCAGCTTGACGTTGCCACGGAACCTCCGAGCGAAGTTCCTGGGGTCCTTGACCGCCCGCAGCTCCGAGAGCATCGCCCAGACCGCATCGACGTCCATAGCGACGTCCGTGGTCGGACGAGACTTGTACGTCGGGTTGCCGGAACCGGCCCCCACCGTGGTCGAGAACAGTTCGTCCCCGTCCGGGCCTTCGCCGTTGTCGGTGAAGCCCTCGTTGAAGATTCCAGCCATCTGGATTTGCTTCGTCTCAAGCAGGGCGTCCCGTGCGAGCATGGCGTTCTCACCGATCGCACCGTAGAGGTCGAAGTTCTTGGCCTCGATGGAGACCTTGTAGCCCTTCGTCCACTTGGGGATGGTGATGTTCTGCGTATAGACCTGCTTGCGCGTGTCATACGTCACGTTGTCGTTCTCGTCCGTCTGCTCACCGGCACCGAACCCGGTGACCGACTTGACCTGGACGATCTGCTGTCCGTCGTTCCCCATCACGGAGAACAGCGGGCCTCCCTCGTCCACGAAGTCGGGCGGGGTGGTCTTGATGACCTCCTGCGTCCCCTTCTGGACCAAGTTCAGCGTCTCTGTGGTAATAGTCTGTGCCATTAGCTGTTATCGAACAGTTCCAGTGCGATGATCTTGCCCCGCAGTGGGTTGTACTGTCCTCCGACAGTCATGGTCTTGCCGTCGTAGCTCTTCACAACCTTCAGGATGTGGACGACGGGGTTAGAAGTCGTGTCGAAGTCCCAGACCCAACCGAAGTCGGCGTCGTTCTTCAACGTGGTCTGTGTGTCAACGTCCGTGTAGGCCGTTGCCGCAGTACCGGCGGTCGCTGAATACTTCGGTAGGTCGATGCGAGTGTCTACCGTCCACACTTCGACTTTGACGAGTGCGGCTGTGACGCCCGAGGCGGCTTCGATGGCCTGTCCGACGATGCGGTCTCCCGTGGAAGCAAGGTTGCTCCCGGAGGCCGCTGCTATCGCAACCCGCCCGTCAGACGTAATGGCGAGGATGTCGCCTGCCACGAAGGTCTGCGATGCAGCTTCGGGGAAGTCTTGGACGTAGGTGCGACCGCTCGTTCGGATGGCCTGTTTTGTCAGGTCTGAACTAGCCAGGTTTCCCATTCTTTGTTTGTCTCTCTCTCCTACTTAGGCCATCGGGCTTTCAGTAGAAACTTATCCTTCTCCGCCGTACTCTGTAGTCACAGACACGGTTTCGATGTCAGGCCCCTCAACGACCTGTTTTGCGCCGCTCCTTGCGTTCGCCCTATGAAGGTCGAGGCCGACCTGCTTCCTTGCGCGGTAGTTGTCCCACGACTCGCCCATCAGCACCTTGTCCGGGTGCGGCAGTTGTTTGAGTTCATCGAACCCCTCGCCCTTGAAGTAGTCGTACTGGGTCGTGTACCCGTTGTGCATCTTGTGCGACCTGCTCACGATGACGAGGTGCAAGTCGGGGTAGTCGGCCTGGAAGTCGAGCGAGCGGTTCCTGCGGAGCCCGCTGACCGCTTCGGTCGTTCCCGTGGTCTTCGTCTTGCCTGCCATTAGAACGTCGCCTCCACGATCTTCATCACCTCTTCGCCGGTCTTCTTCACGCCCGCCTTGTCGAGCAGCCGCGAAAGGTCCTCGCCCTGCTTGTCGAGCGAGACGGGGTTGCCGGTCGTGACTTCCTCTTGGATGGGCTCGCCCTTGTCGTTGACCTTGGTGGCGTCCTGCGCTTGTTTGGTCTGCCACCTCGCGGCGTCCTGTACCATCTTGCGCGTGAGTTCGTGCTGTCCAGCCCGGAAGAGCCCGTCGGGGTTCTTCTCGTACTCGTCTTTGAGCATCGCCTTCGCGGTGTCGTGGTACTCGGGCTCTAGGCCGTCCAAATAAACGCCCATAGCGGACTGCTTGACCATCGGGAGGATGTAGTCGGCGATGCGCTGGTTCACGATCTCCTCTACTTCCTTCTTGGTCCTACCGCTCTCCTCTCCGGTGATGCGGCGGACGTCCTTGATCCAGTCGGGCTCGTCTTCAGCCTTGTTCTGTCCGATTTGTTCTCCGAGGCTTTTTGCTATCGCCTCGATTTGTTCTGGTGTCAGTTCCATATTTACTGTTGTCCTCTGTCATTGCTGCGAGCTTGTTGGTCACGAACGTCCTCAGGTCTCCTTCGAGAATGAGGTTCATGAGCCGGTTCTCGCCTTGTAAAAACCGTAGGTCTTCGGCGGAAATCTTCCCGACTTCCATAGCCCTTCTGTTCTTGTCCCTGGCCTCCCTAAGCACCCGGCACAGGCCGAGCCATGCCTGGTTGCTGTCCAGCAGCTCCCAGTCCTGTGAGTAGGGCGTTACCGATTTCTGCGTCTTGCTCAAGCTGTTGTCCCTCCTGAATCACTTGTTGCTGCTGTTGCGCCGTCTCGACGGCCTTGGAAAGAAGCGTGGGGTCAATGCCGGTAGCTTTAGAAAGCTCGTCCATGATCGCTTCAGGAGTACCGGCGAAGAGCTTGTCCGCACCGCTCAGTCCCAACCTCTCCGCGATCCAGAGCATCTTCTTGGTAAGCTCCGTCTTCGACAGCGGGTAGCCCATCTGTAACGCTTCGTTGAGCATCTGGACGATCTGAAGCTGGTTGGAAGGGGTCGCTCCCACCGAACTAGTGTTGGACTCCCACATCGTCGGGGTCGTGAGGAACTTTACGTCCTGCTCCGTCACCCCGAGGAACACGCTCATCTTCGTGTACCAGGACGCCTTGTGGACGTCCAAATACTCGTGGACCATCTCCCAGAGGGATACCAGCCCGACCGAGAACGTTCCCAGGTAATCGTCCACGCCCGCCTGCTGTCCGGCGCGGATGATCGTAGCTTCCGTAGCCGTGTCCACCTTGGACTCTCCGGCTGTACCGGCCTGGGAGATTCTGGCGATCTGGTCGGAGTACCGGAGGCACCCGTCAATCGCGGTCGGGACGTAACCCAGGTCGGCCTTGGGGTTGATGACGTTGAACTCTGACCCGAACTCGCCTTCGAGGACAGTGCCTGGGCCGTACTTGGAATACTGCTCTCCCAATCCCGAAGACGTCGTGAACACGGCTCCGTAGATGTTGAACTGGATGCCGTCCTCCAAAGAACGCTGAAGGTTCATGGCGGAAATCTGTTCGCCCTGGAGGTCGTTCGCCACCGAAGACTTCGACCAGAACTCCCCGACCATGTTCTTGTAGCGGAAGACGTGGTACTCCGGACGGGAGTATTTCAGCCTGTCCAGCCGGAGCCACACGCCGTCTTTCTTGGCGAGCACCCCGTTCCACCACACTTCGTCCCCCGCCTGGTCGAAGTCCCTGAACGTGACGTCCCACAGTTCGATGCGGTCGTTCTCGTTGTTGCCTGCGGAGTCGCCGAAGATGTGACCGATTACTGAGGGCTGGTTCTCTGCCCTTGCCGAACCTTCGTCCGACACGTCTGAAATCTTCTTGGTGCTCGCAAAGACGCCTTTCCTTTGTGCGTCCTCTACCTGCGCCCGTCTGAGCCAATACCTGTCAGCCACCGTCTTGGCGTCCCAGATGTCATAAACGGTCGAAGGGAACACCGAGAGGTTGTGCGCCTCGACTACTTTCAAGACCGGGCCGGGAGTGGGGTCTATCTTCGACCCCGAGTCCGACCACTTGGACTTGATGATGCCCGTGTTGTACAGCCCTGCCTCGACGGACGCGGCGGAGATGAAGTCCCTCACCCTCGCCTTCTTGACGAAGAACCCGACCATCTTTTCGAGGTTGATCTGAAGCTCGTCCCCGGCCTCAACGATAGCCGACGCATCGACCACAGAGGCGACACAGTACGGCTCTTGTGAGGTCAGCGTCCTGGCGACGTTCGTTCCTAAAGCGTCTACTTTGACCTGGATGATGTTCTTGTGCGCCCTAGACGCTCCAGGGAAGGCTTCGTTCGTGGGGTCGGGCGGTTGGTCGAGGTAGAACTGCAAAAGCCGGTCGTACTTCTTGAGCCGCGTCTTGCGCTGCCTCTCACCGGAATCTATTTCTTGGCGTATCTGGGTCGCCAAAAGCGTGAGCCCTTCCGCGCCCTTGGCCCTCTTGGGCACAGAGGCGATGGGCTTTCCTTTTCCTATCGGATATGATCCTACGTCTGGCAAGTCAGTACACCGCTACCACGGACTCTTGGGGGACGATCACGAGCCCGTCGCCGAGCCAGCTTGCGCCGGGGCCTGTCAGGAACCCGTCGTAGAAGAGGGCCGTCTTGCCGACCTCGATTGCCGCATACTCCCCCTTTCCTGCGCTCTCCCCTAAACAAACGATCTCTGCGTCGCACTCGCGCTCTTGCGCGTGCCTCAGAAGCTCGATCATCCCCTGTTCTTGAGTCCTCACCTTGAGCATCACGTTCGTCCCTGCGGGGACGATCTCTTTTCCGTCAATGAAAGCCACTATAGATTCACACCAGTCCGTCTTGAACGGAGGGACGAGGGGGTCGCCGTATGCGTCACCAAGTATCGCGCCGCCCGCCCATCCGTAAAACCTCACCTCTTTTGCCTTGTAATTCCCTGAGTCGAAGTCCTCGACCTGTTTGCCCGTCCCGTACTTCACCAGGACAGGCTGACCGTCCTTCAGCGGTAAATCCTTGTGAAAACCGACGATCCAGCCCGCGTCGGGACGATATTTCTGCTGCACATCGTCTGGAAGGTAGAGCGAGCCGAACTTCTCCTCCTTGTCGCACATCTCGACCGCGAAACAGTCCGGAAGGAACGCCATCTCTGCGTTCCTGGGGTTCCAGCCGATCTCCTTGAAGTAGACCTTCGACTGTTCCCTAAGGAAAGTTGGCGTTCTTGGCAATCTGCCTGCACACCTCCGCTATCGCATCGGGGGAGTTTTGCCTTGCGGCCTCCTTTAGTGCCTCGGCGCAGTTCCGGAAGGCCAAAATAGCCCCGGTCTCCACCGCTTGTTCCAAGTGGGCGACGTCCTCTTCCTTCGCCGCCAGGTAACCGTCGTTGTACGCGGCGTCATACCGCTCTTGTCGCTTCTTTTTCCACCACATCTCATACTCTCACCGTCATTGCAGCCCTTTTAGGGACTGTAAACCTGTTCGTGGACTTCGTTTCGAGCTTTTTGCCAGGGAACAGGGATGCAACGACCGGCCTCAACGAGTCCATTCTATGCATCTTCTCCTTGTTCTGGATCTTGGTCTCGTCTACGTCGTGGTCTTCGTCCACCTTGTAGGAGTATTCGAGTATCTCCTTGATCGGGCCGATAAGGTCGTTGAAGAAAGCAACTAGTCCGGCCTTGATTGCGCCGTAGGTACACTCGATCTGCGTAACGACGTCGTTCTCGAACCGTGGAGGCCGGACTTTTATCCCTCTCCGGTGGTATTGGACCCTTTGCGCGTCCTCGTTCTTCGCCCCGCCGTACACAGCTACAGGTTCGCGGTACTTGCGGGAAGCCATGCACTGCATGGACTTCAGCTTGATCGCCTCGGCGTGTTGGTCAAACGTCCTTCGCCCGTCACCGACCTCAGCCGGTAGGTACGAAGCGTAACAAAACAGCTTCTTGTCCTTCGGGTCTTCCGCGAACATCAGTACGCAGGTGTGTACCGGCCCGAAGTCCATTCCCCAAAACAACCGCCAGTCGTCAGGAATGAGAAAACGGTCTACCGTGTGCTTTGCGACCTTATCAACGTCGCCCTCGAAGCAGTCGTATATCGCGCCTGGAGGACGGGTGAACTCTCCCCCGTACCACATGAGGAACTTCCAACCGGGAAGACGCTTCCTCGCAGCCCTCACGGTCTGCATGATCGCCCTGTTCCCCTTCTTCCAGAGGATCAGCCCGAGGTCCGAGGTCTTGAAGTTCACGAGCCCGATCTCTGTGTCGCCCGCTTTCCCCCTCTCGTAAAGCTCTCTGAGCCATCCGGTAGACACATAAGCGGTGGTCGTAATGAGCATCCGCCCGCCGGAGATGATAAGTCTTGAAACGATCTCCTCGTAGGAGTCGCGCTTGAACTGCACCTGTCCCGCTTCATCTAACCATGCCGCCTTTGCGGTCATCGCCGCCAGGGACTCAGGGTTGGCCGCGTAACCGAAGTGGACGGTGAGTTCCGTCACGAAACCGAGCAGGTCCCTGGAGCCGAACGGCAATAGGTGGTACTTGTTCTTGGCCTTGTCGTACCGACCGTAAACGCCGTCGTCTGGAAACAGTTTCAGGAACTCAGGCAACGCTTTGTTCGCAAGGATCGAAAGCGTCGGCCCTGCGACTATGTAGTCGTTGGGCGGCTCGTCGGGGCCTGGGTCGCAGACCGCCGTTCTCTGAATCTCCCTTCGGAGCCAATGTGGGCCGCTGAGGGTCTTTCCGCTCTGTCTTCCGGCAAGGACAAGGATGATCTTCGTCCCTGTCCACCACAGCCTTACTTGACCAGGATGGAACCAGTCTGGACAAACCTCCGCGTCCACCTTCGGGTCGCGCTTCTCCCTCCCCTCTGACTTTTCTATCTCCCTCTGAAAAGCCTTCCTTACGTCTTCAGCCAAATCATCCTACCCTGACCCACCAATAAATCTTCCTGCCCGCCGTGACCGTGGGGGCGAAAGTCGTGAGTGTCAGTTGCGCCGTCCCTGGCACGACCGTCACCCCGCTACCGACCGTGGGGGCGAACGTGGTCAGTACCAGCGATGCCGTGCCCGGTATGGCGAGCTGGTTCTGCGTGGCCGATACGCTCGGTGCGAACGTCGTCAACGTGAGCGCGAGCGTCCCCGGTACGGCCCTCACACCGATCCCCACAGTAGGGGCGAACGCAGTAAGCGTAAGAACCGCCGTCCCAGGCGTAACTACTTTGTGGTCGCTGGCGGTTACTGTGGGCGCGAACGCCGTGAGCGTCAGGCTCGCAACGCCTGGAACTGCCTTCTTGTTGTCGGAGACCGATACGGTCGGCGCGAAGGTGGTGAGCGTGAGGCTCGCTGTCCCAGGTGTGGCTTCGACGGAACTGGCAGTTACTTCGACCGTCTGCGTGGACGACAGTACCGTGTACGACCCGCCAGAGGTCGGCGCACCGACGATCCTCACCGTGTAGGAACCAACGTCGGCGCAGTCCACGGTAAGCGCGTTCTGCGTCTGCGAGTTCGTGTTTACAAGCGGGTTGGTGCCCGAAGTGTCCAGCCCCGTCCCGGTGCCGATGGTGACGAACCCGCCGCCAGAATCAACTTCCCACTTGAAGTCGTACCGCTGTACTCCCCCACCGCCCGTAAAGCCGGGAGTCCCGCTAAAGGCGAACGTCTGCCCCTGGCCTATTGACAGGGGGGACGAAGGGTCGTCCAGCGCGATGCTGGTGAGTACCTTTGCCATGCTACGGCGACGACAGGGCGAATATCCCTGAAGGGTTGAACGAGACCGTGAGGGTGTTGCTGTCCGTAGCCGTCATATCGGCTGGGGTGTCATCGAGCAGACAGTAACAAAGCACGTTCCCGCCCGACTTGTAAACGACCGCGAACCTCGCCGTGACATCGCCGCCCGACGCAGTCCACACGGCGTCGAGCGCGTCGTCCACCGTTACTGTGGTAGTCCCAGAAAGGTCCAGCGTACCGAGCGAGATACCGCCCGTCGTGTACCCGTTGGCGTTGGCGTGCTCGTTCGTCAGACCTGCGTAGGTAGTAGACCCGCTACCGATGTTCGACGTGCTCAAAAAGAGCGCCATCAAGAACGTGTCGGTGTCGAGGTCGAAGTCTCCGTTCAGGAGCGACGTGCGCCCCGCGTCAGTAAAGGACCATGTTGATGCTGCCATGTTCTATATCTCCGAAAAGTCCTTGAATCCCATGAGTTGCCAGTTCCCGTACCCTAGCTCGGTGTCCGGGTCTGCGCCCGTGTTCGTGTACACCGAACCGATGGGAAGCTCCGAGCCTGCGGGGCCTTGGCCTTCGACCGCCTCAAGCCGTGAGTGGAGCGTCTCGAAATCAACCCCGTCGGGCAACACGAGGGCCTGCGGCTCCATGTTTACGGGGGGGCCTGCCGAGACGTACCGTTCTGCCATGTCTGAATAAAAAACCCCCTGGACAGGGGGCGGCTACTTGGGGCTCAGAACCCGGAGCCTAAATCGGCCTTTGTGCCAAACCTTCTTTACCGTCCCCTAGGGGCTGCTGTCTATAATCTGAAGCGTGCTCCCGTCGTGTTGCAATTTGAAACGGGTTTTGTTGTCGAAGAACTCAACGGGTGCCGTGATACCGGCGTTGTGCTTGGCGATTCCGACGACCTTGAAGCCCTTGAGTCGCTCGCTGCTTGCTTGGTAGCAGAGCGTGTGCGGACCGCTTTTTCTGCCGTCGGTCACGAGAACGTCCCCCTTCCTGACCGGCTCGTATGCAACGAAGGCTTCTGGCTCAGAATGAACCACCGGTGGCTGTTCCGGCTCATCCTCCCCCTTCCCCGACAAAGGGGCGCACAGGGCTCCCAAGAGTCCGAAAGATATGGTTCTGAGGAAGTCGCGCTTTGTCATTGGTCGTGAAGCTCCCTGTCGTCCCGTTCGGAGCCGTCCGTCTCGCGCAAGTATTTAGTAGGTTGCAACTTCGCGTTCACAAGGTTTGCGGCGGCGTGGATTGTGAGCGAGCGGTCTACGGGGATGCCGAGCTTTTCAAACTGCCGCGCCTGCCGGTCGGTCATCGGTGTGTACCTGTCAGTCTTCACCTAACCACCCTCCCTAGGGGCAACCCCGACCGGGCTCCGCAATTCCTTACAATCAAAATCGAGTTCGTCAAGTGCCTGCTCCGCGATGTGCCGCAAGCCACCGCACACGCCACGGAACCATTCGATTGCTGCCGTCTTTGCCTGCTCGTCTGACCCCTCAAAGGACGACTCGCTCTTTATTGGGCCTATCCCGTCCCAGTCCTTGTCGCTGACCTCGAACCACCAACAGTCCCTTTGCGCCCTAGACTCTCGCACAGTAAGTTCCAGAGTAGCGTACACCGCATAGAACTCTCGCGGATGAACGACCTTCTGGAGCCTCTGGTTCTCTGCGCTCATTCATTCACCCTCCCTAGGGGCGGCGGGCTCAAGGTTGAACAGCCGTTTTGTGGCAAGCCGAACGTCGTACATTGGTGCGGGCTCGTATGCGGCGAGCGGTTCGTCGCCAGAGAAGGCCCATATCTCGCCTGTCTTGAGGTTGTGGTATTCAATGATTTCCACGTTATCGCTCACCGCTCCACCTCCGAGACCTGGGGGGCGAGCAAAAACCAGTCGTCGGGCTCTGTCCACATGGGGTCTATGATGATTGCGCCGCTGCCTGGGAACCACCGCATTGCGTCAATGAACGATCTGTACGCCTCAAACCACAAGCTGGTCACTCCTTCCCTCCTGTAGAGGGTTGGGGGCCACGCCTGAGTTCGTTGTAGCGGGCGAGCATCTTGGCTTGCTCTTGCTCGTGGTGGTTCTTCTCGAAAGAGCCCCGCATGGACTCCCTCTTTTCTGGCGTCCAGTGCTTTTTGCAGAACGCCTGGACGTTTATGCCGTCGCTCGCCATAGCGACAGCCTTTTGTCCACAGAAGCAAATGCGCTCAATCTTCACTCCGTCCCTCCTGTAGGCTGGGCCAAGGCTTCCCTGGCGATTTCCCTCATGTCGTCCACGACCCCCTCTGCCGGGTGTCCGCCCGGATCGTTCAGAATCTTCTCGAGCGCGGCCCTGAGCCGGACGTTCTCTTGGACAATCCACGAAAGAACGGTGCTGGTTCCGCTCATCGGTGGAGCCCCACAAAGACGGAAGACAGTAACGAACTCGCCATACACCAAACAAGAGCGAGCGCCCAAAGCACGAAACAGGCCCAGTGCAACACAGCGATCAAGCAAGAGAGCCGGTCAGAAAGCCTCATCGGTCCCATGCCTATATCCTACCCTTGCAGCAGCAGTCGTCGTCGCAGAATCTCGCGCCAGCCCTGACGAAGGACTTGTCGTGCTCCACTTCTGGCGTCCTTTGCGGAAAGGGCTTGGTCTTGCCTTCGCGGTGCAACTGGCGGGCTTCTTTGGCTTTTTCGACGGCCCGGCTCGGCTCGCCAGAAACGACCACCGCGAGGTCATTGAGCCGCACCTCCAAATCGGTGTCGCACCTCGCCTCTATCCACGCCGACAGGGACTTGAACCCCTCCCTCTTGGACGTTTCGAGCCACGCCGCCTTCTTCTCTGGGGAGAGACGGAGCTGATACACGGCGGTCTTCACAAAACCCTCAAAAGCGTGGCGGGTTCGACCCCACTCCATCTGCGCTCCTTGAAAATCTGCTGAATGAGGGTTGCGCTGACCCCGTAAACTTTGGCTGTTTTGCCTTGTGAACGCCCGGAATTGAGCATAGCCCGAACGATGGCGGCTTTGCCGACCGTAAGTTTGCATCCGGCGTGGTTGCGGTTCTGCTCGGTCACCGTCGCCCAGCGACAGTTTGACGGGGAGTACCCTTCGGTGCCGTCAATCCGCTCTATCGAATGGGCAGGCGTAGGCTTCGGCCCCATGTCCTCGACCCAGTTCCAGAAACCACCGGGATTTTCGAGCCAGCGGTCGCAGACGGTGACCCCTTTCGCGCCGTAGTTCTTGTAGCTCTTGTTCTGTCGCCGCCCGCATCGGTAGCGCATTTCCCTCCACGTCGAATACATCGGGTGATTCTTGGCCTTTGCGGGCATACGAAAACGATACCGCAGGTGCAATTACAAAGTCAAGGCTCTCCATGCGTGTCATTACACGGAATCGCAAAAAACAGGGCTCTGTGTGCGACTGACCACCAGTAGGCCCCGATCCCCGCCGACCGACCCCACCCCCCCTCGCCTTTCGTGCCGCGCGCTTCCACCCTCGCTCGCTACCCCTGTCCAGCTACCCCCGAGGGCTCAGAGGCCAGTTACAGGGCATCCTAGGCCAATCTAGCGTCCATGAGCTTGAGCACCTGGGTCACCAGCTCTGCCGGTACGCCTGACTCCTCCATGCACTCACGTGTAGCCTGAACCCATTCAGGCCGCTCTACTACGTTCGTGACCTTCGTGCCAGGGCCTATACTGGTCAGCGTGGCGGCTAGCTTGGCTACCTGGTTCAACGCCGCTAGGCCGGTATGGACGTTCCCAGACCCCTCTAGCTCTAGCTTCGCCCTAGTGACTACCTGGGTGAGCAGGCTACCGATCTCCTCTATCTGCCCCTCTAGGGCGTCCGTGGCCTTCCGTCTGAGCCTGTCGGGGGTACGACCGGCGTTCGGGTTCGTGTCGCCTAGCCGGTTCGCTGGAGCCAATAGCCCACCGTTGCGCCCAGGTATGGCCGGGACTGTAATACCCCTGGAATTTACGAGCGTGGGGCCTGGGGAACCCTTCACAGGCCAGTCATCCTTGCGCCCATCCTTGCCCTCTGACTCGGTGCCCTTCGCCGTATTGCCCTGAACCGCCTCCGGGCCTTCCTTCGCACCCTGGACGTTCTCGGCCTTTGAGGATCGGTCTGCTTCGAGCGAGCTTGAGTCTGTGAGCGTGTTCTCCATAACTGGTATATTTACCGGTACACCTTTCGGCATACCTGACGTATCATGTTCTAGAGGATGAATCAAATGACGACGAACCGCTACGAACTAGACCCGAAGACCATGACCCGCCCGTACTCCCTGTACCGGAAGGTGCAGTACCTTCTGTGGGCGATCAACCCGTTTAGCACCTACGAGCAGATCAAAGGGCTTATCGAGCGTTGCGACCGCCACGAGGGCATAGTCCGATGACCCACACCGAGATACTAGAACCTACCGCAGCGTACTTCACCGACAAGGCAAAGGCGCTTGCACGGCACTATTCCGAGGGCGGGACGCTCTACAAGCGCAAGGACTCGGCCCCTAAGTCCGTCAAGCCTTGGGCCAACGGCACAATCCCCGAGTCCCGCGCCGACTGGTACGAGCCGTTCATGGTCAACGGCGGTATGCCGGTCTGGACGCTCGTCCTCAATATGTTCTCAGACCTTACTGGCTACGGCACGGGCAAAGGCTGGCACCGCCGGTTTTCTTTCCACGCCCGCAACCAAGAGGCCGCCGAGACCCTGGCCCGCTCATGGGCTCGCTATCAAGGCTTCGGCCCCAACGAGGTAGCGGTCTCCATTGCTACACCCGACGAGATTCAAGGCGGACTGTCTAACGAGTTCGTGGAGGCGTTCAGACCATGAATACCGAATGGATCATCGAAAACCTTGTCAACCCACACGACCCAGGACTTAGCGCAAGCCGAACCGCTGAATACTGCCGGGTGAAACGGGCCTGGAACCTCGTCAAGGGCCATGTTCCAAACTGGATCATAGCCCCACGCATTCGCGCAGCCAAGGCCGAAACGTTCGACGACCTGCGGCAGGCCGTCCGCGACTGCGGAGACGCCTACGAGCGTAAAATGGCGCAAGTTAGGAACAAATGAGCCTACACCTCAAATGCCACAAATGCAGCGCGGAAGCGACGTTCGCAGACTCCCCGCCAGAGTCGGCGTATAACGCAGGCTGGCGGGTCAAGACGTTTCACCCGCTTCGCTACCTGTGCCCGTACCATGCACAAGCCCAACTGCGGCGAATGATGCGCATGGCGAACGCAAAACGGGAGGCCAACGAAAAATGAACGAAACCAAGAGCATGAACTGTTCGGTTTGCGGCTTGGAAAACCCAGCCGACTACACCCAGGAGCCAGACGGTACGATTCTATGCCGGGACTGCGAACTCGGCGCGGATATGCCGGAATCCGAGGAACTCAAGTACCAACCCTGGATAGCCGAGGGAATCACAGAGGCGGACTACTGGCGCAAACGCTACCTTGAACTCCAGCAGGACACGCACCGTTTGTACGAGACGCTTGGGCTGAAGTCTGTCCCTGGGGAGCAAGCAGACGAAGCCACGGAAACGAGATACCCGTACATCCGCCCATCCCCTCAAGGGGAGCCAGTAGAAAAGATCGGCGCAAGCGGCTTTCCTCTAAATAAGCGCGAACTGTTCGCGGCTATGGCGATGCAGGGGATTTGCTCTATGGCCGATGAAAGGACACCGCCAGCGAAAATCATCCACGACCCAGAGGCAACCGCCACATGGCTGAGGGAGCGACAACTAGATGACGGCTACTGCGCCGTTGCGATGGCCGACGCCCTTCTCGCAGCCCTCTCAGACGGGGAGCTAGCGAACGAGCCCAACCAATGATACAGCTACGGTGCCCGCGCTGCAATCTTACGATGGACACCCCGCGAGAGGCATACGACCCCGAAACTGCAACGGTAGCCGAAACCCTGTGCCCCGAGTGCATAGACGCAACACTGGCGCACGAACCTGGAACGGACTACTTCGACGCCAACGGCGATGAGGTGGACTGGTTCACGCCTACCGAGGAACTGGAACAATACAATGAGTAAAACCGCAGGACTAGAACAATGGGTACGCAACGAGATTGCGTACGCTTTGCGCCTAAACCCACCCGGCTCCGAGTTTTACAACTACGGAAACGTCGCCAAGTGGCAAGCAATAGCCGACGCCCTCGGGCACGGTGACAAACAGCAAGCCAGAATTGCTGACTTGGAGAGCGCACTAGAGGCAATCGAGTTCGCTACCCGCCCTGACTCGGGTTCGTTCTGGCTGTTGCGAAGCTGGCTCAAGGACCGCGACATTTACGGCGACGACGTAAGCGAAGAACACGTCTTCAATCTCGTCGCCAGGTCACTAATCACACCCAGGGTGGAACCGTGAAGCGCGGTCGGTGGGCAGTCAAGAAAACGACGTGCTTCGGCGGTTGCTCGTGGTCGGTGTACCCACGGTTCGCGGCGTTCGCGCTCGACCTGCTGCCCAACGTCAGGTTCGCCGAGAACTCCTGGCGCGGGGACAATCACTGTCTAGCCTTGTCAGGGTTCTTAGAGACCCAGTAGCCCTTCCGACCTTTGCACCTGCCAACTTGTTCGGTCTCTGAACGAGGCGGCAGAGTGGAGAGCAAGGAACACAAATGAGCACACCTAAGAAAAGACTGGGTTTCAAATCCCACAGCAAACGAAACGAGGCCCGCAACTATATGGCGCAAGAGTTCGCCATCGAGCAGGCCGACCGCAAAACGAAAACTGAAAACAAGGCACTAGCCACGAACGAACCCGGCGAATGGCGTGGCGTCGAGCTACACATTCCTAATCAGGCTTCGCGCTGGACAGTCACACGCCGACCGTTCGGGGGCGATCCCAACTTCTGCATCTGCAACACCCAAGACGAGGCCGATAGGGTCTCCGCGATCCTGAACTCCCACGACGCGCTGGTATCTGCGCTCAGGGAATGTCGCGCCGCGCTTGAAAATGCCAACAATGACCCGCTGCTTGCAGTCAAGCAGGCCGACGCCGCGCTCAAGGCCGCAGGAGTGGAACTGTGAACGAACTAATCGAAAAACTCAAGACTGCGAAGGCGAACGTCCTGTGGCTGCTCGATCACAAGTCCGGCCTAGTGGATATGCACGGCCTGTCCTACTGGGCCGGGGAAGTCGAACGGCTCCGAGACGAGATTGAGGACGCGACCGAGGCCGTAGGAGTGGAACTGTGAGACGATCCGCCTATAACCGGCGCGTCGAGACTATCAGGGCGCAGGCCCATGTCCTTGTTGAGGCTATCGGAGAGCTTGAGCAGGACGCCCGCGACTACTACGACGAACGAAGCGAAAAGTGGCAGGACTCGGACAAGGGCGCTGCCTTTGACGACTTCCTGAGCGACGTTGAGTCCGCGCAAGATGAGATCGCAACTGCGATAGACTCGCTACCGGAGTACCCCGAGTGAGCCCCTACATCTCAACAAAGGACACCGCCCTCTACCTGAACGTCTCCAAGTCACGAGTGAGGCACTTGGAGCGGGACGGGAAGATCAAGCGGCCAAAAGACGTCCCGAGGGGCTACTTTGACCGCAAGAGCGTCGAGGCGTACAGGCTGAAACGAGACGGCCCTGGCAAGTAGCCGGGGCCTACCTTCCCTTCATGGCCTTCTCGATCTGCAAGCAGTCGTTTGACTCTTGAACCTCAAGCCAAGCGTCGAGCCGTCTTACGATCTCGCCCCGAGACAAGACGACGTGCTCTTGTAAACGTTCGCCGTCCCCACAGACCACCACGTACCCACCGATCTTAGCCTGTACGGTGAAGTCCCCGCCCGTTCCGTAGGCCGATTCGTGCGCGTCCACTAGACCCTCCCGTCACTGGGGTTGAGCGACCACCGGATGCCTACCCACTTGCCGCCGACCTTCTTGACCGACTGCTTGTTCACTTCCATGCACAGTTCGTTGGCTAGCGCGACCTTCTCTTCGCTCATCGTGAGCGGGTCTACCTCGAACGCCGTGCCGTGGTTGTCGCCGTCGTCCTTTGCGGTCGGCTGGCGGTCAATGAAGTTCGCGTCGTCGTGTCCGGAGAACCCGTCCCCGAACGTCGGCTTGCTGTACTCGATCTTGAATGAGAACGTAATGTCTGCCATGTTCTTTCCTACGGTAGCGCCTCGATGCCTGTCCCGAGCCCCAGCCCGCTCATCCCGCCGATGAACCACATTGGGACCGCCAAGCCCCATTTGAATGCCTGCGGCTTTTCTCCCGCTTCGATGGCCTTGTACCGCGCTTGGAAGTAGGTGTAGGCGTCCTTCGCTATCGTGATGGACAGCCCAGCGATCGTCAGTTGCGCCTTCAGGGGTATCGAGTTCCAGAGTTCTAGCATTCGCCTCCTATGACAATGGCTTGGGCGGCCTACTCCAACTGGTCAAGCGACATTTCGAGCCGTCGCTCGCCTGGGCTTCGCGCACGATCCGAGTTGCCGTGATAGCGTCGTGAGTTCCATCGGCACACTCGACAAGAACAGTTATGGGCCGCTTCCGCCCAACGCTCAAGCCATACCCGATCAGCTTCAGTCGTCCGGCTAAAGTCAAACCGTCCGCCTCCACTACGGCGCTTTCGTGACAGTCGAAGTACATTGTTCCGCTCTAGTTTCGTCTTCGGGTGTGGCATTTCAAAAGGCAGGCCGCCCTACTTGAGAGCGGCCCGTTCGTTGGAGGGACCTAAAAACCGTCATCTGCTGGAGAACCTGTCCCGCCCGTCCTCTATCGCCCGCTTGATCCACTCCAGGTCAGTCTTGATCTCGGCCAGTATCTCCGGCACCTGCTCGACCTTCTTGACCTTCAGCTCAAGCTCAACGAGCTTCTGGTTCCGCATCCCCGCCGAGAACACCACCGCAATCGTGGGGACCAGGGCCGCCAGTATCAAGTGCCAAAGCTCGACCTGTATCAAAGCCCCCTCAAATCTATAAATCCCGACTCGAAGTTCATGTCCAGAGCGTTCTTGCGCCGGTCCTTGTAGTACACGCCGTCGCCCTCCCGACCGCCGTTCGCGTTAGTGTTGCCCTCGATCGTTTCCACCCACTCCGGCCATGACGCCGTGTTCCTCACGAAACCGATGTGGCCCGTGCCGTTGGCCGAGAGCCAGTAGAACAGGTGCCCCCTCTTCGGGGCGTCTTTCAAGCGACCGCCCGCCTTGGCCCACAACACCCACTCCCTCACGCTCGCGCCCTTCCACTTGTTCGGGAGCTTCTTCCTGTCCGCCCCCGCCTTGTCGAGGCAGTGGAAGGTAAAAGCCGCACACCATGCGTAGCCGGGGCCGAGGCCGACCTTGGAAAGGAACAGCGCGGGCCAGAACCCCGTGTTGCCCCTTCTTTCCTTCACCTTGGCGACCGCGTACACCGAGGCCCAGTGCAAGGCCCGCTCCCACGCGGGCATGGCCTCGTACTTCTCCTTGGTGAGCCAACTGACGCTTGAAAAGTCCTTCACTTCCTCCACCGTTTCGCTATCTCGATGCCGAGCAGGATTCCGAGCATGAGCAAAAAATAGCCCAGCCAGTACCCAGCGACGCCGGACAACTCATTCCTTGTTCCTGGCCGCCTCGATCTCTGCGACCACGGCCTCCAGGTAAGAACAGGTCTGCTTCACCGTCATGCACGACTTCTTCCGGTAAGTCACGCCGTCCACGTCCTCAGTCCTGAACGGGACGCCGACCGCGTAGCCGTCCTCCATGACCTCGACCTGCAACGGCTCATAGTCCTCGAACCCTTCAGGAAGAAGCCTTTTCCCCATGTCTGCCCCGTAGGAACCCAAGATAGTCCGCACCGGCCCTGATGTCGTGAAAGACCGTCACGAGGCTCTCGGGCGGGGCCTTCGGATCTACCACGCACGCGACCGAAGGGCTGATCACTTCATCGTCAAGCCCTAACTGGTCCGCAAATTCATCGAAACGCTTATAGGACCCGACCCTGATCGCGTGCCCGATGTGCCCCGTCACGCCGTTCTTGAGCAGCGTGTACGCGCTCTGGTGGACGTGCGCCCCCACTATCACGTCCGCCTGCGAGCCCCGGTGGTTCCGCTTGAGCTGCCCGTGCGAGGGGTTGTACATGGACCTGCCCTTGTGGTCGTGCCTCGCGTCCACCGTTAAAACCCTGTCCCCGCAGCGCACCTTGAACACCGCGCCGTGCGAGACGTAGGTGACGCCGTGCTTCTTGCACAGCAGTTCCGCTATCGCCCGCCACTTGTCGTGGTTCCCCAGGATGACGAACATCCAGTCGAGGACACCGACGATGTACTCGGCCACCTCTATGGACTCGTCGGAGGTGACGTGCTGCGCGCCCCACAAGTGCTCCAACCGACCGATCCAGTTGTTCGTCAGGTCGCCCATGTTCGCCGCGTAGAGGTGCGGCGTGTTCCTTACCGTCTCTACGTCGAAGCTGAACTTCTCGAAGTCGAACCCGTCGTCGTCGCCGTGTGGGTCGCCCAAGAAAGCTATCCCGAACGGGCCGGGGTCGTCAAGGGTTATCTCCACCCCCGAGTGTTTCGACTCCCACCGCTCGCGCTTGCTCGCGTAGTGCCGGGCCTGGTCGCGGATCACGTCTTCCGGACTGCGGTTCACCGTCACAGGGCTCTTGACCGTGAACCCTACCGACGCCGTGCCGTACTTCAGCCCGAGCCTAGAAGCCCTGTTCAGGGCCGACGACCTGTTCCTGCCCTGCCCTACTAGGGACAGTTGGGACAGTATCTGGTCGAACGGTGCGCCGGGCTCGTACAGCCGGTACAGCACCGCGTCCTCAGCTTCCGTCCAAGGTCTGCCTCCAGCGATTTCAGAGCCTCCTGTCGGTCTTGTCGGCGACGGCCTATGCGGTCAGTTCTTTCAGTAGCGCAAAGAGCGCGTCCACTTTGTCGCCGTTCTTTAGGTGGCGCAGCATCCGTATGGCGAGATAGTTGTCGCTATCGGCACAAGCCTTGTCGCAAACGTCGCGCAGACGGGCCCTCGCCTCGTCGCGCTTGCGCTCTGCCAGTAGTGAATCCGCCGCTTCCCGCTCTTTGTCGTAGTGTCCCATTGCGCCTTTCTGTGCCCTTGAGCGTTCGGCCCGACGGTGTCGGGCCTACTTACTGCCGCGTCCCGCCCTTGCCTTCGTGTGTGGCGAGCGGACTTCGTGGAACTTTGAGATTGAGGGGCAGGCATTCTCAAACCTGGGCCGTTTTTGCGTTTGGGCCGCGAAACTCTCTCGCCAAAATGAATTAGTGCCTGTTAGCCGTGCGGCTACTTTTAGCACCGAGACTGAATCCGGCCTGCCGCCTCAGCCATTGTCGCCATACGATGCGACGACCTACGCTCGCCACAGGCCGAAACTGAACTCTCCGGAGATTCCGGAAGGTTCAAGCCTTACTGGCCTTGCGCTGTGCCGCTTGCTCCGAGGAGCCACCCCCGGTTACCACGGAACGGCTTTGGCCCACCTCACAGCGCGAGACCTTTCACGGACACCCGTAGCTTCTGTTTTCTGAAGCTCCCCGATGAAACGGGTAACCTGGTTGTACTCGTTCTGACGGGCGCACAGGGTGCTAAGTTGCGCCTCTCAAAGTGAGAATACCACAGATTCTCCGAGTTTTGTTCCCTGCTGGATTTTTATCTCGGCCTCCAGTTTGTCGATCAGGGCGTACTCCATGTTCCTCAGCCGTTTTGCTATCTTCTTTTCGCCCTCGTCCCCGAAGTGCCGGAAGAGCTTTCTATCAACCCCCGACTCTACGAAAGCCCTAGCGGGGTCTATCCACCAACGGTCGTCAGAAAGGGACGGGACGTAGTTCCCCTTCCGTGGGTACTTGGTCGCCAGGTACACGAACAGGGTGTCGGGAAAGTCGTCCATTATCGGTTCCACGAGCGAGACGCAGAACAGCACCCTCGGGTCTGAAAGGTGCTTGGCTTTCCGTTGGTACTTGTGGATGTAGTACGCCTTCTTGTCTCCGAGCGTCCTGACCTTGTAGGCGGCGTCATACGGCCTTTCCGAGCTTGTTAGGTCGGGGGGTTGGAACGGTAGCGGTGGCAAAGGCTTGTCCGCGCCCCATATCGCCTTGAACTCGGGGTAGTTCCCTCCCCCGTCGGTCATTTGGGAGTGTATCGCCGAGTAGTACACGTCGAGCGCCCACTTGGCCTGTACCCTCGGGTCGGCGGGCCTGACAGATTCCAGAGAGCCCTTGGGCACGAACGCCTGGGCCGAGTACGACTTTTCCATGTCCTTCACTTCTTCACCCCTGCCTCCGTCGCAAGAGCGACCAGAGCGCAGACTGCATACGCCGCTTGAATCGGACAAACTCCGTTTCCGAGCAACCGAAGCTGGTCCACCCTTCGGGCCAGCCCATCAGGTACTCCACAAATCTCGCGTTCAACCGCAGGGGCGAGGTCTGGCCTGGTTTCGAGCACCCGCCGCCAACCTTCTCGGTCTCCTGGGCCGGGAGGGAACAGAGGGATTCCATCGCGGAACTCGCCTGCATCGTCAGCGGTGGGGTCGAAACGTCGCCCGCGTCCTTGCGCCTCTGCCAGACTTCCGGGTCCTCGCTCGTCGTCTTGTCCGCTCGTGGAGTCGCCCATTCCTTCGCCGTCTCGTCTAGCATCCTTCCGCCCGTCCCCGGCTTGCGGCCCGCCGCGCCCCTGCCCGTCAGTTCCCCCGCCCTCGGTGTGGGCCAAGTGTCGTCCGGCGTGGCCCAGAGGTTCGCCTGGTTCCCCAGCCCCGGCACCCGGTTCTTGCAGTTCGAGCCCGTGTTCGGGGCCTCTGGCATCGAGTCCGGCGTGTGCCACATCTTCGCCATGTCCTTGAGGCCAGGGTTCGCGCCCTGCTCCAACCGTTGCTTGCTCCCCGAGTCGTTCCCGTTCTCGCCCGATCTCGGAGTCGGCCAGTCCGAAGCCGCCTGCCGCAAGTTCGGCCCCCGTTCCCCGTTGGAGTAGGTCGCCGTGTTCGCATCGGCGGTGGGCCAGGAGGAACAGCCGCTCCCTCCTGTGCGAAGCCCCGACGTCCGAAGCTCTGACGAGTACGCCCTCAACCTCGTAACCCATCCCTCGAAGGTCTCCCCACACTCCGTCAAGCCCAAGTCGAACGTGCCCTGCGACGTTCTCGAACACGCAGAAGGAAGGCTCGACCTCCGCAACGATTCGAGCGACCTCGGGCCATAAGTGTCGGTGATCGTCCTCTCCAAGTCCCTTGCCCGCAACGCTGAAGGGTTGGCACGGGTATCCGCCCACGACGCAATCCACCGCTCCACGCCAAGGTCTACCGTCGAAGGTCGTAAGGTCGTCCCAGACAGGAGCTTGATCCAGGCGTCCGTCCTGCATCGCTTTCGCCAGAACCGCGCAAGCGAAAAGCTCCCTCTCCACATAAGCGACCGTTCTAGCCGAAGGTACGGCGAGTCCGATTCCCAGGTCGAGTCCGCCTCCACCTGAGCAAAGGCTGAGGATTCTAAGGGGACGTGTACCCACATTCACCCCTGCCTCCCCATGACGCCTTGGTCGCTCGCCATAAAGCTCAACCCGTCACCGCCGATACCATGCGCCTGTTCTCTGACCCCGCTCCTTGTGGGGGTGGGACTCTTAGGGTCTGGGACTCTCTAAGGGTCACACCTGCTTTGAACCTATATATACTAAGAGTATCAGTTCTATGAGAGCGGGGTGACTTAGAAGAACGCCCCGTTTTTGAGGGTGTGAATCTAAGCCTTTTAGGTGTGACCCTTAGCGATACGGGAATTCCCGTATCCAGGGTGTGCGCCTTAGTCACGCCCCCCACCTCGCGTCCTGCCCGGTCGTCGCCTCTCGTTTCAGCCGCCATTGCCATGACCCTTCGCCCCCGAACTTGTCCCGGTCCGATACGACCCCCGCGAGCTTCTTTGCGTCCGAGTAAATCCTTTTCGAAAAACCCATCTCTTTGCACCTTCGCTCCATCACCGTCGCGTCCTGCGCCCCTTGGGACAGCACTTCCACAAGCCAGTCCGCGCACTCGTCCCTCCGCCCCCTGGCCTCCCTGGTCTGGGGGGCCTCGCACATCCGCTCCCCGTCGAGGTCGCTGAACCCTATCCAGCCGAACGCCCCGTTTTCTACCGTGAAGGCTATCGCCCGACCCTTGGGGCCGACATTGGACTTTTCGTGCGAGATGGCCGTCTCGTTCTTGTTGTCTGGGTCGGCCCCACAGATCAGCAGCGACCTCGCGGCCCCGGTGAAGTCCACGGACCCGCTCACTCGGTGCAAGGCTTTTTGGCCGACCGCCTTGTTGTTGTGGGCGATACAGACTATCGAGCAGTTCACGGCCCTGGCTATCGAGTTCAACCGCCGCATCCATTCCCTGACCGAGTTCGCGGTGTTGAAGTCCCTAGTGGCCTCGAAATAGGCCGTGATCGTGTCCACGACGATCAGCACGGGCCGTAGCCCCTCTGCGACCGCCTTCAGTTCGGCTATCCCGTTGGCGTCGAGGACGAACGGATGCAGGTCCCCTTGTTCGTCCTCCTCGTCCGGCAGGGTCACAAGATCGAGGTCCGCGCCCATCTCTTTGAACCGTGGGACCGTCACCGTGGCCCGCGACTGCTCGGCGGACATGAAAACGACCGGGCCTTGCGCCACCGGGATTCCCAGCACGTCGGTCCCGTTCGTGCAGGCCGTCGCTATCGCCTGGGCGACCGTGGACTTTCCAACGCCTGGGTCGCCGGACAGGATCGTGACCTCACCCCTCGGGATGTACGGCTCGAACAAAAACTCCACCTTCGCCGGAGTGATCTGGCTGGCCCTGGTCCATCCTTGCGGCTTCCGTTCGTGGTCTGTGCCGACCATGACGCGCGGCTCCTGTCTCTTGTCCGGGCTTTGTTGGTCGCCGTACCCTGACCTTCCAAGGTGCTTGGCGGCCTCGATGAAGTTCCCGCCGTATTCTAAGAAGCTGAAGGCCGCGAACTTCGTGTACGTAGCGCCTGGTTCGAACGGGTGCGCGTTGCTTGAGAACACTTTGAGCAGGTCGGACCCTTTGTAGTTCGTCGTCGCGGAAGTGCCGTCCCTGACCTTCTTCCCAGGCCGGGTCCAATACCCTTCCCCGGCTGTCTCCCTTGCGAGCGCCCAACCGTGCGGGCCTAACACGTCCGCCCAGGAATGGGTACGGGCGAAGTCGTCCCCCGGCCTTCTGGCCTCCCTCGGCCCGTCGTGCGTGTACGGTCGGTCGTTGGTCTCTGACAGGCTTCTAGCGACCGATAGGAGCGCGTCCCGCTCTTCGCCAGATACTACGGGTATCTGCCCCCAGGAACCGGACGCGAGCGAATATCCAGGCGAAGGCCACGCGACCACGTACCCGCCGTTCCCCCTGGTTTCAATGACCTCTTGCGGGGGGATGTCCTCATGGACCAGGGCTAAAGCGAGCTTCGTGTTCCCGCCTACTCCGTCGAGACAGCGGTACGGGACGTGCCAACCTCCCGAAGGCGTCTTGATAAGGAGCGTAAGTTTTGCGAGCAGGCTTTCGTGCCCCGCCAAAATAAGGGCCGCCTTCCAGTCTTCGTAGAAGTCCCTGTCCTTGGGATAGTGCTTTGCGTCGAAGTCCAGCACTTCCAAAGCGCCTGAAACGTCGCCGCAAAGC